TTGGAATACAAAACTTGGAATACAAAACTTGGAATACAAAGATTGGAATACAAAACTTGGAATACAAAGATTGGAATACAAAACTTGGAATACAAAACTTGGAATACAAAGATTGGAATACAAAACTAGTATACAAAGACTTAGTATTATATATTATATCTCTGTGTAAAGGATTTAGATAACTTATATATTTAACCATAACTGTAATTTTTATATTTATTTCTTTTTGTGATAATAGTATTCTAATACCAGTAATTGTATACCAGTAATGAAGACAAAATAGAATCCGAAATAAAACTAGAATCCGATATATAAAACGGAATTTAATTAATCGGATCCTAATGTTCAGAATACTAATATTTAGAATACTAAATATATATAATATAATATATATATAATACTAAATATTTAGTATACAAAATATTAGTATACAAAATACTTTGTATCCGGAATATTTAGAATACAAAAAAATCGTATACTAACAACCGTGTTCTAATATTACAGGATGACTGAGGTTCTAAAAGACAAACACAACCTGGTATATACGAACGACTGTGTATTCGAAAACAACTGGATACGATTGCAGTCTTGTATACTTGAATGTTGGCGCATCTTTGTTAACCAATATTCGTTTAACCCATATTTATTTTTGATATGACATAAATGGAGATGTATAAACGACATATCGTAAACGGACTCGCAACCGGATATGATATGCTGCCAGCAGCTCCGTAATACTTTAAACCAGATCTTTCACGAAGAAAACTCGAGTGACCTGTATCCGCAATTTTGTGGCACTACAGGATTATACTTCGTGCTTGGTCTGGTTATTTTTGTGCCCAGAATACAGGATACGAATCTTGGTTTTCCATTGTTTTTTAGGCAAGCATATTTAGAAATGAATCGGAGAATGCGGATGATGTGTGTTTGAAAAAGATTAAAAGAAATTATCGCATTCCTGACGAGGTTTCCGAAAAGTGAGCCTTATGATAATCAGAAAACGAAAACGGAGGAAAATTATGAACGTTAATAATATTTACGATTCCATTAAAGACCTGCTTGAGGTTAATGCTATATCAGAAAAATACAATAGAGATGTACTGGCGGGAACAAAATATAGGGTACTTGGAGATATCGCAATTGTATATTTTATAAATGCAGATAATAGAGATCTTGGTGAAGTTATGAAGGCAATTCCAGTTTTGAATGCTATAAGTATCAAACAGATCGAAAACGATGCACTTCTGAACTCCATGACAAGAAATCCAGCAGTTATCAAATCTATGGATTCCGAAATCGAGTCGATTATTGGAATTTCGATTCCGAAAGATGAAGCAACAAGTGAGATGTATATAGCTTCAGTTCCAAGTAAAAAGTTTGGCGCATGTGTACTCGCATATCCAGGATTCTTTGAACAGGCTGCAGCAACCATTGGTGGAAGTTATTATGTGATACCGTCATCTGTTCACGAATTAATTCTTGTTAAAGATTCCGGTAATTTGAGCGACGACGATATCAATAAGTTTAAAAACGACATCAAACTGGTAAACAAAACAATTCTTGCGCGTGATGAGATTCTCTCTGATAGCCTGTATCATTACGATGCGGAATTTCATAAGTTTGAAATTGCAGACGATTATCTTCGTCGGATCCGGTAATAGGTTACAGTTCAGATTTCGTGTCCTGATAGTGTGAACGCATGATTGTTTGCATTATTGGGATACGGGATATTCGTTCACAAAAATGGAGGACACAAAATGAGTTTAAATTATGATTTGATTAAAGATAAGATAACAATCAGGATGGTTCCACGTGATAAAGGAGAAGCTCTTTGTTGTGCTTTCCCGGACCTGCATATTTACGACGCCATTCATATCCCGATTGGTGGAATGTGTGCTGTATTCTGTCTTGGAACGAAAAACAATTCCATCATTACAGATCAGACACTAGATGCACTGAATATCACAGAGTATGAATTCAAATCAGACGTGTTCGAAAATGCAGCTAAAAACAATCCGGCAGTTATGAAAAGCCTGGTTGAAATCCAGGGTAGTGAAACAGAATTTGATTCCTGGATCAATATTACGCCTATTAATGTTTTCGAGATTGGTGACAAAAAGAAAGACAAGTCCATTTATGTCGTCTCAAATGCCAGAAAACAATTTGGAGCTTCTGTTTTGGTATATCCAGACTTTTTGAAACAGGCAGCAAAGACAATCGGTGGTAGTTTTTTCGTCTTACCATTTTCCGTACACGAGATCATTTTAGTAGACGATAAAGTTGCAGTAAGCGCCGATTATTTGAGTGATAAACTTCAGGACATGCTTTTGGGCGACGAAGCATTAAATCATGATGATTATCTGACGAACGTCTTGTATCATTATGATGCAAAAGCAAACAGACTTGAAACATCTTGGGAATATGTACGTAGAGTCGCTAAAGAGAAATCGAAAACGTCTCAATGGTAGTAATTGTGTGGTGGCGGAATATGTAGACGCGCAGGGAGGGACTCCGTAGTAGTGGCACGCATCTTCGTAAATGTATGTCGCGTCTGGTATAGGAAAGTAAGTAGTGTGAGCGGAGTCATACAGGGTGAAAATCCCTGTCCACACAATTTAAGGATAAGGATGAGGGGAGTTTGTCAGGTTAATGATTAAATTCGTGTCCGAAATCCGAAAAACAGAAAGAGGGAAATATATGAATTGTTATTATATTGGTATGGACGATGTTATTGCAAACGCATTTATCGAATCCATGAAACAGAACGGAAACAGGTTTCTTACATACAAACAGATTTATGACTATGGTGACAAAGCTGTAGGTTTGATCCGCAAAGATGCTGAGGTTCTTTTTGATAAATCGAATACAGACATTGTGTTGACGGATTATGCTGATTTCTTTAGTGAGCAGACAATAGATGGGGTTCTCGGTATTGAATTAAAACAAGAGAAATCTGTATCAGATCTGATCAATCAGTTCCGAGGATATCTGCCACTGGATGTATTGCGTGCGTTCGTATCGGTTACCGTTTGTGTTCATTGATAAACGCCAACTGTTATGTAATTCCACATTGTGTATTCCATATTTAGGATAACAAAAACAAACATATACAAGGAGAAAAAATGTATGAAACCAGAAATCAAAATGAATCGTGTTACCGAAACTGAATTGAGCCTTGTTGTGCTTCCAAAAAGCAAGGTTCCTGATATTGAATGGGTTCTTCATGATGAATTGGAAGATCTTGCAGTTATCTATTGTTTTATGAAAGCAGAAACAGGGGAACCGAAACATCATATCATTATGATTCCAAATGATACTTTAAATGCGATTGGGTACCCAGAAGATCAGATAAAAAACCAGGCAGTCGCAAACGCGATCAATAAACAGCCAATACAGGTATCTTCTATTAATTCTTTCTTTTCCAGTATGTATAAATTGGATCCAATTCCAATGTATGTTGCTACTGTACCTGATTTCCAGTTTGGAGCAAAGGTGCTTGCGTACCCAGGTTTCTTTGAATACGCAGCAGCAGTTGTTGGCGATAGCTACTATATCCTTCCATCATCTATCCATGAGCTTATTCTTCTCGCTGATGACGGCATATCGACTGTAGAAGAGCTGCAAAACATGGTGAGAGAGATTAATCAGACTGAAGTATCAGAATCTGATTTTCTTTCAGATGAAGTCTATCATTATGATGCGATCGCTAAGAAGTTTGAAAATGCTTCTGCGTATTATAATCGGGTAAACAGACTGAGTTAACGACAACTTTCTAAACAAAAGAAAAAGACCTTGATATGCGAAATCAAAGGTCTTTTTTTTGTCTTCGTTTTGTTTGTTTTCTTACAGCTCGCAATCTGTAAGAATTATCTCTTGGAATACTATTCTTTGAGATTTCATGATCAGGCTTCCCTTCTCATGCCCATTTATACCACCTGTGAAATGGGACACTATCTTTGCGGCTTTTTCATTTGGCTGATCCGCTGCCGTATATGGGATCTTATTCGTCCCTATTTCTGTTGCCAGCATTTGTACCAATATCGTATTCGCATACCACATATTGGTATCTCCACTTAGGATATAACAAGGATTCTCACTTTTGTCAACACTTATTTGCAAAATATTTCAAAAATATGCATTATGTTGACGGATTTTTGTAACCACTCTTGGTTTTCTGGAGATCGTGCTTTTTTATCGTTTTCGGAGCTCTGTAAATTCAATCGTCTTATCTGTCTTGATACTTCCACATTGAATGAAAAATATAGACAAGTAGCTTCTGTATTCGCAATTGCGTTTGCGCAGAGGCTGAAAGATGGATACAGACAGCTTGGAAAAGAAATCAATATCTTTGTGGATTCTGACATTCGTATCATGAGTGAACAGATGCCGTTTCTTATAGACCAATTACTGAAAACAGAAGAGAGTGGGAAATAACCGTGTCAGTATTAGAATCGTTTTATGACATTAGGTCAAAAAATCAGGGGCATCAAAATCTACGGATACAAACGATGATCCGGTTCCGACTTTTGAAATCGGAGAACTATTATCCGAATTGAAAGAAGTTGCACTGAGTGTACAGATGTATACTCGATATTAGAGTCTGCAAAATAGCAGGCTCTTTTTTTTACCCACAAGAGTATTTGTAATCTAGCAACGAACAAACTACTAGTACTTAAACTACTAGTGAATAAACCACTAGTAAAACATTCACTACGTAATAATATACTATAGTAGTTTGCTATTACGGTGCACTAAGGGGAATCCTGGGGGTCGTATTCGGGCTTAGAATCCGGCTAATTGGGGCTTTGCTTGGAACTGAAAATAAGGGATTCAGAACACAGAATACAAACTACTATTACAATGACAGCTATGAAAACAAAACATATAGTAAGTAATGTTGTAAACATCAGTGACCCAGACATAGGTTTCCTATGTCGTGCTGCCCCTCTCCGTGGTCCTTGTTTTTGTTCTTTTCTTTTGCTCTCCATCGTTTTTGACCACTGATGTTTTTGCAGCGGTTCGTTTTTGAAACCTGTTTGTTTTGGTCACCTTATTTGCAACCATAGCATCTTTCTCCTCCTCTTATCTGTTTCCTCGTTTATTAGCCTTCTATTTCTTTCGCATATCAATAACCCGATACATCCTTATCATCTGCCATTATTTCGTGTCCGCCATTCTGTATCCACTTATCATCCTCTCAATCGCATACCGGCTTTGTGATACGCTTATTCGGACACAGATTCCATTGTTATATCATCTTGTTGGTACGCTAATATTCTGGAAATAATATATTAGGTATCGGCTTGCTGGTATGCTGATATAACGAGGTCAGAATCTTTACATACCGGCTTACTGGTATTCCGTTTTCGGATTCGGTGTTTCGTACCCACATATTTCATATCATCTAGTTGGTACTTCTTCTGGGTACTGGACTTGGAATCCGTATCATTCTGTATATCATCTAGCAGGTACTTGTTTTCGGTATCATTACCTGGATCCATATGTTTTAAATATCATCTAGCCGATATTTCGGATCAGCACTCAGATACCGCCCATATATCATCTAGCTGATACCAGTTTGTTTTCGTGTCCGTTTGTATCGATATCATCTAGCTGGTAACTAAATAATCCGAACTCTATATACCGCATACCAATAACCTGATACCAGAATGATCGATATCTGAAACAACCGGACACACATTCATATCATCTAACTGATATCTGACACCTATTCTATGTATGCTGTTTTATATATCACAGTCTGATTCTATATATCTGCATACGAATATCCTGTGCCAAAACATTCCGGATCCGCATAATACCATCTAGTTGGTATCTCATTTCTGGATCCGATGTTCCAGTTACCAAACTTAGTATTCAAATATATCCGTATATCATCTAACTGATAACCAACAACCTCGTGCACATTTGATGTTACTTCAGACGCTCCGCATCCATTGTTCTTGATACCTCTATTCTGTATGCACATATTCTGCATCTGTCAGTCTGTTCCTTGATCATCTGCATACTGTTGCCGGTATCGAAACAAACGGATGCCACTGTGAACCCGTATACGCCACGTATAGCCATTTTAACCAGATTACAGGAGAATCTGTAACTGGAATGTTTTGTGTCCGAATATGCGCCTTCTAACACCTGCAAACGACAAGAACGGACACGAAATAACAGGTTACCAAAAGAATGCCTTTGTGAGCTCGTATACGCCCCGTAGAGCCCATTTAACTAGCAGCCAGACAATTGGGTAACAAATGTCTTTAGATCCCAGATAAGCCGTATACAGAACATGTGAGACATATAAGGAGCGGATCCGGAATAAGGGCTGCAGGATCATGGGGCTCAAAAATACCGGCACATAATTGATATACCACCTAGATGATATAGCATGTATTCGGCTCCTAAATATCGTATCCAGAAGAATAAGGAACCAATCAGGATTATATAGCGGATACAAAAGACCGGAGCCAAAAACGATGTGTGATCGTACGTGCGGAAACAGATGTTGGCATACGAAAAGTGTGTGTGCTCATGATCGGGATCAGAATACGTTGGATGCGGATGAGCGGAACCGGATGAGTAGTTTTCGTTATATCTGATATCAAGAATTAAAGATCACAAGTGCATACCACCTAGATGATATTGATGTGACAGAAAACAAGATGACTGGTTCCGAAAGGAAGTTAGCACCCGACATATCGTCTCATTGATTTATGTATCCAATGCAGCATACCAGCTAGATGATATCACAGAAAAATGAGGATATAAAAGAGCGGAGACCAAACACCGGGTGCGGAAAAGCGTCCGCATACCATTGACCGGATCCAAGAGAGTTGCTTGCTAAACAGATAGAAAGCAGATAAAGATGAGGATCTAAATGACGGTATGCAAAACGAAGCGCAACTAAGATGAGAGAGTTGGTAAAAAATGGAGAACGAGATATGGGTTGTAAAAACGAGAAACAAACACCGGTTGCAAAAGAAAGGAACAAAAATAAAAGCACATAAAACAGAGGGAAACAAAAGCAGAGGGAAAACAAAGACCAGAAAGCAGCAGTAAGTTTCCGTAATAACAGTGTGTTATTACTGGGTTCCTGATGTTTTCAACATTACTTACTATATGTTTTAGTGATGTAGTAGTCATTGTACTACTAGTTGTTCTGTTACTTTGTACCCATGCCGCACATATTTAGTAGCAGATGGAGATGGGTTTGATTTTGGTGCCGAAGTAGTTAACCCCATCACTCGCAATCCATCAGTCTGGCACCGGAAAAGAGGAAACAAATATGAATGCAACAGGAAGCGGATTTTCATACATCCATGTCGAACCAATGACATCCAAAAATATTGTAACCGGACTGACAAAACACTACACCAGGAATTTTAAAGGTGGGTTTGCTTTTTTGGACCCGAAAACAAATGAGCCCGTAGATGTGGAAGTCAAAGCAACAATGGCAATGGATAAGGGTCCGAAACATATTGATTACACAAGAAGTAAAGATAACGAGATCTTAGTCGGGCACGAAGGAATGGACGTCATGAAAGCAGCTATGGAAAAAGTAACTGGAGAACAGATCAGTGACGCCGAGTGGAGCCGTGTCCGAAAATATGACCGAAAGAAAGAAAGCGACAGTTACGAGACAACAACAAAACAGGATTTTGATTTTCGTTATGGAGACGGAGAGCGTGTGCGGAAGAATGCCGTCAACATTGTGGATATGTGTATGACATACCCAGGAGCCGTCAAAATGTATCACACGGACAAAGACGGAAATCGGATTGAGCATCCGGAAGTTAATTATAAGTATTTCCGAGAACATTGTGATCAGATTGGAATGGATCAGTATCGTGACCCGAACACAAATGAGATCGTCTCATTATACGGACTACCAGCTGATCAGGAAGAATTCGAAAAATGGAAAACAAGAACACTTGAGTGGGTAAACGAACGAATGGGTTCCGATAATGTATTGCTCGCAACTTTACATATGGATGAATCGATGCCGCACATCCATGTACAGTGTACACCGATCGTGAAAGACGAAAGAGGAATCAAACGATTTTCGTATTTAGATTACTTTGCTTTCCAGGACTTTGCAAAATTGCAGTCAGACTTCGCTTCATCGTTTGCGGATATGGGTTACAAAAGAGGCACTTCCGGATCGATTGCAAAACATTTATCACCAAAGGAAGCCCAACAGATCGTAGCCAATGAGCGCAAACCACTCCCAGAAGACCAGGATGAACTCCGGATCTATACAAAGCAGCTGCAGGAACAGATTGGCAGACAGAAAGTAGAGCTTATTGAAAAACGAAGGGCATCCGAAGAAATTGAGCACATGCAGGAACGAATTAACAAAATGCATACAAAAGGTGCCGAATGGGAACGAGAAAAGAAACGTATGCAGGATGAGATGAAAAAGATGATTGATGATCAAAAAAGATCTGTCATTTACAGCCAGCTGATGCAGACAATCCAGTTTGGAACACAGAAACTTGAGAAAACGGACAAAGACCTTGCAGATGCGTACGTCCGTCTTGTAAACAATGTCGTTGACATGGGTGACGAAGAAGTAAGAAGACTTGGACTTCAGTTCGCGGAATTAGAGAAAGCAAGAGTACAGGGACGAGTTACTGGCGAACGAATCTTTGGATATAACGGATTCATGATGGATCTTGATTTTGACGGACATGATGACCGTATTGAGGATGACGACCCGTTAACCATTGAAGACGAATCAAAACAGAGAAACGAATAAAACGTTAACAAGCTCCGGGACCCAAAACGTTCCGGAGTGTATAGAAAGGGATTATGGTCAACTACCAATCACTAAAGTGACGGGCTTGTAAAAAGTCCTGGTTGACTAGCCTCAGTTCTTACATTGTATTTCTGTGTGAGAACTACGTTATCCATAAATAGGGAATTGCAGATGTCATACCTAGTCTGCAGCTCTGAGGTCAGTGATTAAACAGGTCCAAAGGGTAGGAACAGTGTTGCTGACAGGAAACTATGGATAACATTGGCGAAGGTATAAAATGAGCAGACTGAAAGATATCTGTTCATTCTACAGTTGTGTGACACTGGTTTACAACACAAAGTTACACAATTTAACAACAGAAAGGAGTGTCTGACATGGTATATGTGTTAGGACAGGGCGGACATCCGCTTATGCCGACATGCAGGCACGGTAAAGTCAAAAGGATGTTAAAGTCCAGGATGGCAAAAGTAGTAAAGAAATGTCCGTTTACCATACAGTTACAGTATGAGAGCACGACTCATACACAGAAAATAAATCTTGGCATTGATGCAGGAAGTAAAACAATTGGAGTTTCTGCAACGACTGAATCAAAAGTATTATACGAGTCTGAGGTTGTTCTAAGGAATGACATCGTGGAACTGCTTTCCGGAAGACGAGCCTTAAGACGCAGCCGCAGGAACCGAAAGACCAGGTATAGAAAACCTCGCCTTGATAACCGAAGAAGACCGGATGGGTGGCTCGCTCCGAGTATCAGGCAGAAGATCAAGACTCATGTCACAGTTGTGGAAAACGTAATGAAGATTCTTCCTGTGACAAAGATTATCGTCGAGACTGCCAGTTTTGACATCCAAAAGATCAAAAATCCGGAGATCGAAGGAGCTGAATACCAGTACGGAGAACAGCTTGATTTCTGGAATGTTCGGGAATATGTATTATTCCGGGATGGACACACCTGTCAGTGCTGTAAAGGGAAATCAAAAGATAATATCTTAAACGTACATCACATTGAAAGCAGAAAGACCGGTGGGAATGCACCGAACAATCTCATTACGTTGTGTGAAACCTGTCACAAAGCTTATCACAAAGGCGTCATCACACTGCCAAAGGAGATACATCGTGGTATGAGATTTCGGGATGCTGCTTTTATGGGTATCATGCGATGGGCGTTCTATGACAGGTTAAAAGAACTGTATACTCCATTTGGCGTCGAAGTAATCAATACCTATGGATATATCACAAAGAACACACGTATTGAACATGGATTACCGAAAGAACATTATGTCGATGCAAGGTGTATCAGTGGTAACCCGGCAGCAAAACCTTTAGGTCATTATTATTTCCAGAAGAAAGTCCGCTGCCACAACAGACAGATACATAAGAATACCATCCTTAAAGGCGGAATCCGGAAACGCAACCAGGCTGCATATCTGGTGAATGGATACCGGTTATTTGACAAAGTAAAGTATCAGAACCAGGAATACTTTATATTCGGCAGGAGAAGCAGTGGTTTCTTCGATATCCGTACTTTGGATGGTACGAAAGTCAATAAAGGAAGTATCAGTTGTAAGAAGTTACAGCTGGTCGAAAAATCAAAGCACTATTTAACAGAACAAAGAAAGGTAGCGGCATAGCCAGGAGTGCTCCTCCCATGACTGATATAATAGAACTAGCATTCTATTATCATGAGTCGCGGGTCTCCGAATATGGCTAGTTAAAGGTATTAAGATGAATAGAGGATCTTTAAAACCAACTGAACTGATTGAGAAGGATGAGAACAAAGAGCAGCAGACGGATTTCGAAGCCAACACTCGTCCCCAGAGGTTTCATAGACCTACCGTCCGGATGGATTCTAAGATAACCCAGACATACGGGGACCAAATAGCGGATCCGGCATTAAAGAACCAGCCTCTGCGTGCTCATAAAGTCGGCGAAAATAATGGAGATGTTATATTAAGGACCGAAAAAGAAGCACGCGTTATACTGGTTCCGAAACAAGAGGTTACGACTTATGAGAGAACGGGACAGCCAACGATACTGACCGTGTTTCTGGTTATTGTTATCATGATTCTTGGAGTTCTATTGTTTTTGTAAGCGTTGTCATGGTAGACGATGTAGGTTTTTGTTTCCTATGTCTGTGTTTAACCTATATGTTGTTCTGGTTTAACATCCATCACGATACCAGATAGTGTAAAAACCATTGAAAGTAATGCATTTAGAGATTGTGCTGGTTTGACATCCATCACGATACCAGACAGTGTGACAAGTATCGAATATAAGGTATTCTCTAGTTGTTCGTCCTTAACATCTGTTACATACAAAGATACTGTATATACAAACAAAGCAGAGTTAGAAAAGGCATTAAGTGATAACAATGTTACTGTTGGTAGTGATGTTTTCGCTAACACCGGATTACAGTAAGCAACAAAACAGAAAGAGATCGTCGTACATGTCGGTCTCTTTTGTTTTTGTCTCCCATCTCGTATCCCATATTTAGTACATAACAAATAAACGTATTCAAAGAAAAGGAGACGAAACATGAACATTTACAACAATTTTGGATTTGGAAACAGCGCAGAGAGAATCAAAAACATGGAAAGAGTGATTTTCGTGAACATGACTAAAACCAAGTATGCCTTAGATATCAAGGACAGCATCGATAGAACAAAGGTATACGATTCGAGTGCACTGATTTATCCAGAACGTGGATCTTTGCAAACCGAGTTTGTTTTCGAGCAGACGGATTCTGTATCTGCAGTTTTCAAATATGCAGACAAAGACACAGCAATCCTGAATTTCGCAAACTTCACAACACCAGGTGGCGGATTCATTTACGGAGCCATGGCTCAGGAAGAAGCATTGTGTTTAGAAAGCACTTTGTATCCGGTTATTAGCGATCGAAAACTTGAATCCTACTACTTCGCGAACAAACGCGCATTATCATCAGTAGGATGCCTTTATAGTAATCGCGCTTTATACTCACCGGACATTGTCTTTTTCCGTGATGAAGAAGGAGAAGAGAAACGTTGCGATGTGATCACTTGTGCAGCACCAAACGCATCCGAATACCTGGCAGCAGGAGGTAGTCAGAAAATGAATGGAAATGCATTGTTGGACCGCATGACTTTTATTCTTGACATAGCAGTCAAAAACGGAGTTAAAACATTGATCCTTGGCGCATTCGGATGTGGTGTTTTCGGACAGAATCCGGAAACTTTGGGAGCTCTGTATAATTATCTGTTGACAGATAAATACAAGGGAGCATTCGAACGTGTCGTTTTCGCAGTCATTGATGAGAAAACGTTACGACCTTTAGAATCAGGTTTTTGCAGCAGATAGGAGGCATTTATATGTCAGTAATCATGGAAAACGAAACAAGACCAGATGAAGCATTAGACCGAAGAGACGCTGTGGCAGGAAAATTGCATCGACGCCGGAAACAGTTAGCTTCCGTTTATTCAGGCATCGAAACAAAGTCATCACCAGAACCTATAATCTATACAGATGATGCCTATGCTATGAAGCAGATTGAAAGGGCGGAAATTGAGGATGAGGATAAGGATAAGGATGAGGTAGTTTGTCAGGATAAGGGAATTTATCTTGATACCGAACCTGATATCGTAGTCGAGAAAGAGCTTATCTTGTAACAGTCATTCACAACTGCATACTAAAACAAAGAGAAAGAGACTGGGAAATCCTGGTCTCTTTTTGTGTGTCTTGGTTTCTCACATATTTAGGATAACAAAATGAATAACAAACAAAAGGAGGAAACAAATATGTTAGAGCTTAAAGGAAAATACGGAGATGCGAAAGTATTTACGGACAACATCGATCAGGAGACGATCAGTCAGGTAATCGGATTGTTGAACCAGCCGTATGCTGCCGAAAGTAAGATCCGGATCATGCCGGACTGTCATGCAGGCAGCGGATGTGTAATCGGGACTACAATGACGTTAGCAGACAAGGTAGTGCCAAATTTAGTAGGCGTCGATATTGGGTGCGGAATGTATGCATTGCAGCTTGAGGAAACAGACATTGATCTCTCGTTATTGGATGCTGCAATTAGCCAGTATGTACCAGCTGGATTCAATATCCATGAACACCCGATCGCAACCTCAAACGTAGACAAAGTTTTGGCGCCGGTGAATGTAGACAAAGCGATGTGTTCTCTTGGGACGCTCGGTGGTGGAAATCACTTCATTGAAGTCGACAGAGACACGAATGGCAATCTTTGGCTTGTAATTCATACCGGATCCAGACATCTTGGTGTCGAAATCTGTAACCATTATCAGGAACTCGGATATAAGGCACTGAAGGCAAGCGGATCCAAAGAAAAGATCCAGGAGATTGTAGCCAGATTAAAAGCAGAAGGCAGACCATCAGAAATCGAAAGTGAGATCAAGAAATTCTGGGCACAAAGACCTTCGATTCCAAAAGAGTTATCCTATGTGACCGGTAAGATTTTCGATGATTATCTGCATGATATGGAACTGGCTCAGGAACACGCATGGATAAACCGGGAAGTAATTGCAATCCAGATCCTCCAGGCTATGGATCTGCATGTAACGGATTCGTTTCAGACAGTGCACAATTACATTGACACAAAGAATCGAATCCTGCGTAAAGGATCCATTTCAGCGCAATCAGGAGAAAAAGTATTAATTCCACTTAACATGCGTGACGGTTCGCTTATCTGCATCGGGCAAGGAAATCCAGACTGGAATTATTCAGCACCACATGGAGCTGGACGTATTCTTTCGAGATCCAAAGCGAAGGATGCTGTTTCGATGGATGATTTTAAGGATTCGATGTCTGGCATCTATTCAACTTCTGTTACAGAATCAACCATCGACGAATCGCCATTCGTATACAAACCGATGGATGAGATTATGAGAAACGTCAAGGATACAGTTGAGATCGTAGAGAGGATTACTCCTATTTACAACTTCAAAGCACACTAATTGAGGAAAAGGATAAGAGGATGAGAGATAATTCTTATCCTTTTCTTTTTGTCAGCGTTTCGATATTCATGCAATATGCACAATGATTTTGCTGCAGTTTCGGCATTGTGCACAACATTTCGATTACTCTGTCTGTTCGTAACCCATATTTAGAGGGAATAAAAACAGCGATAAAAGGAAAGGAGAACTTTATGAAAAACTTAGCTGTTAAGTACCTCTGTACAGGTATTGTAACTTTTGTAACCTTATGTGGAGGTATGAGTGTGTCAGCTCAGAATCTTGTGGTTCAGAACCCAGGAATTTTGGTTACTAAACCTGCAGGTATAACATCAGTCCTGACACCAGAAAGATCTATACATACGGACGCTGGAATCACAGCCAGTCTCAGGAACGCACGAGATGAGGCTATGGTTACAAAACATAAAGCAGATGTTGTAAAATCTGCAAACGGAGAGTCTGAAGAAGCAGTAGCAGAATCAGATTCTGTTTCCGTTTCGAATGTTGCCGAATCTTCGGTTCCAGAATCTTCGGGTCCAGAAGGATCTGAAGTAGATTCCGAAAACCAAGAAAACGGAACCGAGACAGAGACAGAGGCAACGGAACAACCGGAAACGTACGAAGTGATCAAAGAGTATCCGATCACAGATGGAAATACAACAAAAACGGTACTTCCATACAAAGCGTTTGGGAAGAATACCAATCAGGCAAAACTACAGTCGTTATGCCAGACAAACGAAGTCGGACTCAGAGTATACGATGGACGGTTTACGATTGCTGTTGGAACGTATTTTAACACGGCAATTGGTCAGTATTTTGACCTGGTGTTAGAAAACGGAACAGTCATCCCGTGTATCATGGGTGACCTGAAAGCGGATATTCATACGGATTCCAGAGGTTTGTTTACGGAAGCTTCCGGATGCATGACAGAGTTCATTGTTGACCGAACGTACCTGCCAAACAAGAATTCAGCCACATACTGTTACGAGGAATGGAACAGTAAAGTAGTCAACGTCATTGTTTACAACAAGTTTGTAAACCTTGAGTAGACTTAGAAAACTGAATAATGAAAACGAAAATACCCTGAAAACAAACAAGAACTCAGATCTGAATAACAGTTATCTGGGTTCTTTTGTATGTTTGCGATTGTCTTGAGCTTCATCATTGCTGGATCGTTGGTTTGTTTCCGGTTCTTTTCGTTTCCTTTGTCCGTGTTCGATCCATATTTATATTGTTACTCGTAAACAATTTGTTTTTGAACACAAAGAAAGGAAATGAAATATTATGAAACGAAAAGCAGTGAGTTGTCTGCTTGTTCTGGCTGCGATTATGACGATGACGCCTACGATTCCAACAATGGCAGCCGAAAACCCGGACAACACAACACAGTCGACGCAGACAACAACAGAAGCTGGAACTCAGAATTCAGTTGTGAAATATGATCAGGCGTCTGCGTTTACTGTTACAATACCAAAGTCAATCGCTTTAAGTAGCAGTAAATCTGCAGAATACACGGTCAAAGTACAGGGAGATGTTATAGGCAATGAAATCATTACGGTTACTCCAGATGAATCCGTGATATTATCCGACTCTAACGGCAAGGACCCTGTTACAGGCGACATTACACAAGAGAAGACAGAATTTTCGTCCACAGAAGTGAACGCACGTTCGGGGGGGGGGTACGGCGACTGGCAGCATATTAGCGAATAACCTTACTTCCGGAGACTGGTCAGGTAATTTTAAGTTTGTGATCAGAACAAACCAGATAGGTAATGGAACTGCGATCACGAGTGAAAATCTTGCAACTTATGGAATTAAGACAGTTGGGGATGTTGTGATTCCGGAATATGTGACGGACGATGATAATACAAGGCATGCGGTAACCGGCATTGGCGATTATGCATTCCGGGATTGTAATGAGATGACAAGTGTTACGATCGCTGACTCAGTTACCGAAATCGGAACCGGAGCTTTTGTGAATTGTTCAAAGTTATCAAGGGCAGCAGTTCCAAATTCTGTGAGATCAATTGGTAACAGTGCTTTTGATGGATGTATTAGTTTGTCATCGATCTCATATAACGGGAATGAATATGATTTATCAAACATCGAACCTGCATTTGTAGAAAATGGAGTATCTGTTGGTTCTCATGTATTTGAACATTCCTATAGTGAACCGGTGTACACCTGGTCTGAGAATAATTCTACATGCACGGCAACAAAAACATGTTCAGAGTGTCATGACGTTGTAACAGAAACAGCTGATGTTAGTATGAAAACAGCAGACGCTACATGTACAAATGAAGGACTGAATACTTATACTGCAACCTTTAAGAACTCAGATTTTGAGACGCAGACAAAGACAAGTAATATATCAGCACTCGGACACAAATACGGAATTCCAACTTATACCTGGAATGCAGATGGAAAAACATGTACTGCGAAACGGGTATGTACAAATAACAACCAACATATAGAAACTGAAAATGCAACGGTTACAAATAAAGTGAAAACACCGGCGACATACACAACAAAAGGAACTACAACTTATACAGCAACATTTAAGAATACTGCATTTAAAGCCCAAACGAAAGATATTCAGAATATTCCTGTATTAGAAAAGTTAACAGGTTCTGTTGTTTTATCAGCAACAAGCGGTACGATTAGTTATCCTGCAGCAGGATCTTTTACGGTTACAAGTAATAAAAGTAATGGAACTTTAAGTGTAAAATCATCTGATCCAAACGTAGCAACAGCTACGCTTGATGGAAATACTGTAACTGTAACGCCAGGAACGACTGCTGGATCTGCAATCATAACGGTAACAAGTGCAGCCACAACCAGTTACAAAGCAGCAAGTGCAACTTATAATGTTACTGTAAAATCAGGCACATTACCAATAACTGCAAAAGCATATTCAGGGACCTATGATGGAAATACACATTCAGCATCTGTAACTTCATCTGTATCTGGAGTTACTTTTAAATACGGAACAGTAAAAGGTACATATAATTTAACTTCAATGCCTACGTATACAAATGCAGGTACATATGTTGTTTACTATCAAGCAACAAAAGCTGGATACACAACATTTGAGGGCAGCGTTAAAACTGTTATTCAGAAAAAAGCGACAACAACATCATTAAGCAACGCGAATGGTGTTCTTTACGTCACGACAACAGGTAACGGCACAATTACTGCACAAAGTTCAGATTCTAATATTATTGAATCTGTAACAGTAAATGACAAGACAATAACATGTATGCCAAAGAAATACGGAAATGCGGGAACAGCGACTATTACTGTAACAGTTGGTGAAACCATGAATTATAAAGCATCAAGTGATACTTATAATGTTACGGTTAGTAGTCGATTGATTGCAGATAGCAGTCTAAGTTTTTGGCATCCAGATAATAAATTTGAATTTGGCTATTTAAACGGGTCAGGTCAATATGTTGTTGATGGAGGTTCTATGTGGCATTGTGTATCTCTTATTCCTATAACGACTTCTGGATATTATTATATTGTCGGTCGTACTGGTGGCGCTCCAAGATCTTGCTTATACAACGATGCATCTCGAAACAGTTTATATCAATCATTTGAAAGTTCAGATGGTTATTATACTTATATCCCAGCCGGTAAATATCTTGGATCTCTGCTTTTTCGAGACGAAGGTTTTAATGCATTAGATTTAAGATTTGTAACATTTTCAAAATAGTGAAGTGTTTAATAAGGAGTTCGATTCAATTCGAGCTCCTTATCTTTGCTTATAAAAAGGATTATATTATTCTGGATGAGAGTGATGTAGAATACAGATACGATATACTGATTGTTTGAATCAAGCGCACACACGACTATTGAACTACTAACGTTCAATAGTATAAAGATCCGGAGTGTGTTTGATAGACAACGAAGGGTTCTCTCGAAGCTAAAGGTTAGAACCCAGAGTTACGATATCTAACTGAATTGTTTCCAAGATAAGAAACAACCTCGGAAACAGTATTCAATTGATAAGGAGAGATTAGGTTCAAACCTCGAAGCTTTAGCTTCGTTATTTAAACCTAACTCTCCAAAGCAAGCACACTCCGGATCTTTAGATCCGTGAGCGCTTGATAGCCTGGATAACCTTTCGTGTTTAATCTTTGAATGCCGATATTACTTTGAAATGAGGCTTGAACAGAGTGTAATACTTCATTCCGCGCTCGTTTCCATATTCTTTGATAACTGCAGCGCGCATACTATTGAGATTCTTCGTTTTGTCTTTGTTACGGTCAAGAAACTCAACAAAATCACCAGGGTTTTCGACCTCGGCGTTTTCAAAAATAATATCAGAGAATCGTTTCATTTTATCTTTCCGTTTATACGTTTTCACATTTAGAGGATAAGTTTTACTTTTGATGACTTTATATATTTGTGAAGCATGAGGTTGCCCATACACACGCATCAATGTTTCATGGATTGCTGTCAGATTGTTACGACCTAAGCAATTTATGAATGTATCGACTTGTTCCTTATTGAAATCGTATTTATTGTTTGATAAGTCCGTATTTCTTACAATCAATTTCTGATCGACTGTTTTTATTTCAGCCGGAACCGATTCAGTCGATTTCTTTTCGGATGGAACAGATTGAGCAGGAACCGAAGTAATTGGAATCGACTCATCAGGAATTTGGGTTGATGTGTTCGAGCTGTTTAATTCCAAATTGATAGGTTCCGATTTAATATGTTCCAGTTCATTCGAAATCGATTCATTTTGTTCTAAATCGGTCTGGTCTTGTTGTTTACTGAAAAGAAACTGATCATATAATTGTTTACAATGAGCTACATCGAGTCGTTTGACGGTAATGTTCCGATTATTCCAGAACTTTACAACACAATCGAATCCGTTATCGTTACTCATGATAATGAATTCGTCATCAGAATCCTGATTATCACACATCAGATAACCAAGATAGGATACTAATTGAAAATCGAGACCGTTAGGACCGGTATAACACTTTTTAAATTGAATCTGATGTGTCTGTTCAACAATTCGAACTAAGGATGTGTATGACATATGTGGTGATTTGTCGGTGTAAAAAACAATAATATCATCAGTCATCTCTGTAAACTCTAATAACATAAGCCAGTTGTCGTTTACGTTTTCACTGTCTACTAAATAATGTCTCATTTGTTTACCAATTCATCCAGGCATGATAATCGTATCATAATATCTGATGTTTTGCATTATATTTTGTTTCCATCGAGCTAATACATCTGTTTTGTATATTTTTTTTCGTTATCATTGTGGCGGATTACAGACACCACATGGTGTTAATCCCATCGCTTTTGCCTCATCCAGTGTAACTTCATGATCGCTCTTTAAATAGCGGCACCCAGCATTATGATACTTACTGCCGGTGTCAGTAATATGTACGATTACAGAACCATTGCTTGTGGTATCCGCTGGCGTTGGTGCCGGAGGTTCCTGTACTGTTGTATTGTTATCCGTTTGTGCGGGTGCTGGAGTAGCAGCCTGTGTTTCGTTTGATGCACTTCCTGAATTCGTATTATTGCTGCCTGATGATGCACCCTTACTGCTTGATTTCTTTGTGTCTGAGTTTTTGGTAGTCTGTTCCGGAGTTGTTCCGTCTAATGCACTGTCTCCGGTTGCATAGTCAATTGTGATGCCCGGCTGTACATTATAGCAGTAGACATTGAATAGGATTCCGTCTCCATTGTCTTCAACGGATTTAGCTTCCATCAGAACTCCACTTGCAACCAGATTGTTTCCATCAAACATAGGTGTGACACGATATAAGACATGGTTATTCGTTTCTTTCACATAGTCAGCTACCATGTTCTCAAATGGAAGCATTCCTTCTGTATTTAAGTATCGTGTTCCGGTAATCAGGTTCTTTGTATTCGCATTTTCAGCAGATAACTGATATCCGATCAAATGACAACGGTTATAAAGATATTTTCCGCTCACAATATCATATTTTACAGTATGCCATCCACTAGGCTTGACCTGACCGATTGTTCCTCTTTCTTCCGTTGGCATGATCTCGGTACAAACATTAGCATAAGCTACACCGCAGCGACCAAGAGTATCAAGACTGCTGTAGTTTTCAAAAGCAGTTGTCTTCATTTCGTTATCGGTAAAGAATGGCACATTATTGTTTACTGCAACATAAGGACTGCCAGAGTATGCCGGAATATCTGATAACGAAACTGACATAGCAGTGCTTGTTGTATTCTTGCTGGTTGTAGTTTTCTGATCCTTGATTGCTGTTTCAGAAGCTGTCGTCTTGTTTTCGGCTGTGGAAGTCTCCGTTTCTGCTTCTGTTGCAATTTCAGTTTCAGTCTCGGTTATAGCTTCTTCTGTATCTTCCGTTCTTTCCGTACTAATGATTTCTATCGTTTCAGTTTCGGTTGATTCAATACTGATAACTTCGGTCGGTTCTATATTTGCAACTTCTGTTGTACTAGTGTTAGAAGTCGGCGCTATCAAGCATGCGATAATGAACGCAACCAACAATGATGTACCCTTAATCCATTTTGGTTTGCCATCAAGCAGATCCTTCCATAAATCATCAACTTTAGAGATTGGAAGCAGCAAGATCGTCACCGCTGCAAATAAAACCATTGCGAAACTTGGTATTGAAGCGATTGTCATGATTCCACAAATAAATACCAGAAACCACGACAGGTATCTGTGTTTCTTTGCTTTCTTCTCGGCTTCTTTTCGTTGTCGTTCTTCTTCGTATTTCTTTTGTCCAAACATATACATTTCCTCCCTATGTGATATGTAATTCTGTAAACATCATACCATATGTGTAATTAGAACAAAAATATTTATTTGTCTACTATTAACAAGGCTCACAATCTTGAAAACTCGTCATATTTTCTTATCTTGAGTTGTTGTAATCCTTATTCTTATGTTCCTGTTGTTCATTTGAGGTGTTAAGTATACGCGTTGCGATCATGCGTACCATATTTACCATATAACAATAACACCATACAAGGAGGAAAAATATGGTAAACGAAGGAAGATTGGTAAACGAAAAAAGACGTGCACTCGTAAATGATATCTATGAAAGATACACAACAGAGATCGAAAACAGTTTTGTTAACACAACAATTTGCGAAAACAATGACCTGAGATCCAAAAGGGTTACGGGTACAAAGCAGACAGATATTGTATTCGAACATATGGATTCCGTTTCAGCGGTAATGAAGTATGCAGGAGAGGATACAGCAATCTTGAATTTTGCAAATTACGAAACACCGGGCGGAGGCTTTCTGTACGGAGCAATGGCACAAGAGGAGGCATTATGTCTAGAAAGCACATTGTATCCAGTAATTAGTAACCATGAATTCTATTACAAAGAGAACAGACAGTCATTAAATTATGTTGGGGTTCTGTATAGTAATCGTGCATTATGGTCACCAGGTATTGTCTTTTTCAGAGATGGAAAAGAAAAGTATTGCGACGTCATTACATGTGCAGCACCGAATGCATCTGCATACTTATCAGCTGGTGGAAGCAAGGTCGTAAACGAAAAGGCATTATACGACCGTATTTGTTTCATTATTGATGAAGCTGTCAATAGAGGAACAAAAACATTGATTCTCGGAGCTTTTGGATGCGGTGTTTTTGGACAGAGTCCATATATACTTGGATACCTGTACCGTCAGCTTTTGCAGAAAGAATACAATGGGGTATTCGATCGTGTTGTATTTGCTGTTATTGACGAAGCGACATTAAATTGGCTGAGAGATGGATTTGAACAAGAATAGGAGGGATTCGTATGTTAGAAGCAAGTTCAGAAACAAGTAGACTTGAAGACCAGATAACAGACGAAGAGCTCGAGCGCAGAGAATCCGTTGCTGTTAAACTATTGAGACGCCGGAAACAGATGGCTTCCAATTATAGCAGCATCGAGACGATCTCGTTACAAAGTCCTGTTATCTATACGGATGATGCCTATGTCCAGAAGCAGATCGAAAAGGCGACAGAGTTAGAAGCAGACTTAGGATAACCAAGTGGAGGTCCATAACGGCTTCCACTATTCAAAAGGAAAGCGATTTCGAGAACGAGAAAACTAATAGACCAGGAATTTCCTGGTCTATTCTTTTTCAATGGGTTCACCAAAAGAGAAATGATCAAAGAGTTATACAACATGCATAGAAAACAGTACTCGGCGTGAAGAAAAAAATAAATCATGACATCAATGAGGTGCTAACTGACTGCACGCCAAGAGGCGGCAGGTTTCAGTTAGACTATCTCTCGTCAGAGTTCCAGATCATCTATCTCAATATTTAATACGGAATCCTCCAAAAACGTCAGAAGGGACTCATACGTGTTTTCACACACTCCGTCAATCACTGCATCCAAACACGACTGCAGGTATTCCGAAAACTCAGGTCCTGGTTTTAACCCAAGATTGATTAAATCGTTTCCGTTAATCGCGAGATCTTTTAGAGAAAAAGCGGATTGTTGTTCTAAAACTGTATTCATAACCTGTTTAATATCTTCTGTTTTTGGATACCATGAAACGTTCTCTGGTCCATTTGGGTATACGTGATCGTCACGATCTGCCTGTTTCAAGATTAACCAATCTGATAAGAAATCAACTCCATATCGATTCAGCCAGCGTTTCACACATGGTTCTGTTGGAGTAATCTGGGTGTCATGAAACTTTATAAGCAATCGAATCTGTTCGGTTTCTTTTGCAGTACACCGGAAGTCGTTTGCTAATACTTCGGCTGCAATTTGTTCTGATACTTCTGGATGTCCATCAAAGCTATAATGACCTTTCTTGCTATTATATGCTTTTGTGGTTGGTTTTCCGATATCGTGTAATAACGCAGCCATTTTAATCGCAAACGAATCGGTATCACACAAATCGGTTACCGCAATCATGTGTTCATATACGTCGTGTTTATGATATGGGTTCTCCTGATCAAGACCGATGCATGGTTCGATTTCTGGAATAGCAGCTGCGATAACAGGAGTAAACTCCAGAAATGTCTTTCGAATCGGTTGTCCACATGTTAAAATCTTTTGAAATTCACTTGTAATTCGTTCTTTTGATACCTGTTGCAACATATTTCGGTTCCGAATGATTGCTTCTTTTGTTTCTGGCTCGATTGTAAGATTATATTTAATCGCGAATCGTAGAGCCCGCATAATTCGAAGCCCATCTTCTTGGAACCGTTCATTTGCATTACCTACAGCTCGCAAAATACCGTTTTCCAAATCCATAAGACCTCCAAACGGATCAATGAGCTTATCTTCAGATACATCGTAAGCCATTGCGTTGATTGTAAAATCGCGTCTCGCAAGATCGTATTCAATATTAGAAACAAATTTAACAGAATCCGGATGTCTGCCATCTGAATAATCTGTTTCACCTCTGAATGTTGTTACTTCGTACTCGGTCCCGTCTACTAATGCAACAACTGTTCCATATTCGATTCCTTTTGGAATAACTGGATATTTTGTAGACAATACTTTCATTGCAATATCTGGAGTGAGATCGGAACAGATATCGTAGTCGTGAGGCTCTAAATGCATAAACATATCGCGTACGCAGCCACCAACAAGATACGCTTTTGATGATTTTGTATGCAGCAGTTCTAAGATGTCGATTACTGGTTGTGGAATATTAACATTATCCATATACATATCCTCCTTGTATATTATTCGTATTTTTCTAATCAACTACTCCGGACTCTGCTGAATAGTACCGTCTTTTTGTCATGACTGAACAGACAGTATCGGCATTGACATCTAAGTTTACCGATGTTTTAAGCCCAAAGTAATTGACAATCTACTTGTCTACTATTAACAAGGCTCACAATTTTGAAAACTCGTCATATTTTCTTATCTTGAGTAGAATGACGTTTTCATCACGGTCATTGAATGGTTGAAGATGCCAACTTAGTTATCCTAATACAAATACAACATCATACAAAGCTTCTGACGAGTTTCCCAGATTGTGAGCCTTGTTAGATATAAAAACAAAGTCACATAAAAATAAGGAGTGGAAGCTGCCACCTTATGGTGTGCAGAGGAAACTCCGTTCGTATACAAAATAATTAGAAATATTTTGTGATTTCCTGACGAGTTTTCCAAAATGTGAGCTTTATTAGTATTAAAGAGTTCAGAAATAACTCTTTACGGTTCCAACTGAGACCGTAAGACTGCAGGACGAAAACTCCTGTGAAACCTACACTGTAGGGATGTCTTGAACGTTTCTGCAACGGAGAGACTACAACAGAAAGCTTTGAATACCATAAAAAAAAGACACCGGGAAACTTCAATGAAGATCACGATGTCCTGGTATTTCAAACCTCAAGTGACGTCATCCTGTACTGAAACCTGCCGTCTACTCAAGATAATTGAACTACTAATGTTCAATTATAGGCGTGCAGATCAGTTAGATAAGGAGTAAATGTATTATGAATTCATTGTTAAACGTATGGATAAATGGTATGGCAGCTGTAATAGCAGACAAAGATTTGTTTATATTTGCAATCGTTATGGAAGTTATAGGAATCATATCGTGTCATGATTTATATGCTGGATGTGGAGTTGAAGATATACCTTTTATATTTATTTCGCTCGCAGTTGGTTTCTTATGGATAATTACATTTCTGTCGTTATTATTATAACTCGGAATTGTTAACCTAAGAAGATTTCACACATATTTAACACAAAACGAACTTTCATAAGACGAAAACAAAAAGGCAGTTTCATAAACATGGATCTGTCTTTTTGTTTACAAAAATGATAACCAAGCTCGAGTAGGTTATTGATGTCCGTCCCATATTTAAAGAAACAAGAATATGGAGGAAATAATTATGGTTTACACAACAGAACAGTTAAGAAATGCAACTTTGATGCAGTTAGTGGATTGGGGATTCAGTCATTACCAGATGGACGAGATTATAAAAGGATTACAATCTGGTGTGGATGTTTCAATCTATGCAGATCCGAAATGTAGCATAATCCAGATGAGTCTGATTCGTCATCGCTTGGAAGATGTATCAAAGAAAAGTCAGTACGATTTCTATCCAGCTCAGAAAGAGATCATCAGAAAAGATGAAGAAGCCGGAGTTGATGTAACAATTTTTGCGGATCGGAAGTATAATGACGCGCAGATGCGAGTAATCGAAAATGGATTGGAAAAAGGTATAGATGTCTCAATTTATGCTGATCCGAAATATGACTATGACCAGATGGAAGAGATCAAAAAGGGACTGGAAACAGGACTAGATGTCTCAATTTATGCGGACCCTAAGTATAATTCACGACAGATGGGTGCAATTCGAACTGGACTCGAAGAAGGGTTCGATGTATCAATTTATGCCGACCTCGATTATAACGAATACCAAATGGATGCAATTCGCAAAGGATTGAAAGCAGACCTGAATGTATTAGTTTATGCGGATCCGAAATATGATGAATTTCAGATGCGTGAAATTTGTCTTGGGTTGGAATCCGGTCTTGACGTTTCTATTTATGCGGACCCAAGATATTCAGCAGACAAGATGGAGTTCATTCGTGAAGATTTGGAAAAACAGATGGAACAGAACGAAGCAGATATCGAAAACGAAAACTATGATGAAGATTATGGCGACGATTATGGCGACGACTTTTGGGATCTTTGATATCGTAGTGCCTGGTTCAAACCGCGAAGCTTTAGCTTCGCATAACCAGTCACTGTCAATCAAGTCCTCACACTCAGAAGCTTTAGCCTCTGGAGTCTTTGATGACAACAGATGGAGAGAATGCGCTCCTGGTATCCATTTCTTTATGGACAGACAGGATGCAGTTGAATATGAATTTTAAAATACATCAAAGAGATGACCATTATGGTTGTCTCTTTTTTTGTCCAGATAATAGAATTCCATGAGATTCAGTTCTTTATGATTGTTCAAACGGTAAATCCTTTTTCGTTTTAGTTTGCATCCATCCATACCATATTTAGGAATGTAAACAAATGCAATGATTCATGGAGCACAGGAAAAGAAGACGACAATGAAAGGACACCGAGTCACTAGCGACCTAATGAGGCGTGAACATCTGGGTGGACGGTCTGTGTAGAATATGAAACATGCGTTGTTACAATCATAAAATATCTTACCCAAAACGGAGGAAAACATTATGAAACTTATGGAAATCGTAAAACAGGCAGCAACAGCAGGTAGAGAGGTCGTTGGTATTGAAGTTACTATGAGTAATGATGACGCGTTATATCGTATTACTGAGTACGATGCTGAGTCAGGTGCTATCAAGGTCGCAAAGATCCTTGAGGACGGTACTACAGATTCCAACGAGATTGTATTAAGCGGCATTAACACTATGTTCGCACACTTTAAATACAATCCGAACCCGAAACCGACAGCAGACGCAACAATCGTAGACGGGGATTTGGTGATCGACAACGGACCAACAGTATCTCTTGGCAGCATTAAAGCTCAGAAGGTACTTGGTGCGGTTCCTGGATTGGTAATCCTTGGAGTTGGAGAGCCAGAAGATGAGGAACTTGAGGTTTATACCTTCAATGCTCAGTTTTCTGCCGATCCGGACTTCGTTGGAACATTCAAGGATGCCGGATTCACAGTCCCAGCCAACACAAAGGCGGTTGTTATCGATGACCGTACTTACTTTATCGAAACGGTGATCACACCAGTTGAGATCAAAGATAAGGATGGCAAGGTAACAGATGTCAAAGAGATCTGCACCAGCGATCTCATCCAGATCATGGCAACCGGTACTGGAGAAGATACAACCGTAAGAGGCGTATCATTCTTCGGAGATAACGGCGAGGTTATGGACTATGAGGATTTCTGCTACGAGGAAGATCTTGATGAGGATGACGATGATGCTGAAGATGCTTACAATGCATACCTCAAAGAGTTCGGCAACTCTGGTTCCGGATTTGCGGTTCCTATCGAAAGTGTCCGCATGGTAGAGCAGGCAGGTCGTAAAGATTTAGTTGTTGTAACCAAAGACACAATCGACGATGACGGATACCTTACAGATGAGGAACAGCCAACAATTCGCCTGTTCACAATGGACGGCAGAAAAGTTGGAACCTACCTTGTAAACTCCATGGATGCGAAAGTATACCTTGGTGGATCTACAAAGAGTGCTCCTTCTGTAACTGTATTCGACAAAGACCAGATCTTTGTAAGAGCAGACAAATACGGTATGAAGATCTTAAAAGATCCGAAGATCGTAGAGGCTCTGGAAGGTCACACCGTTTACTGCGGCAAGGAGTATGACGAAGAGACCAAAACTGCAACTTATTACTTCGGTGATGAGAAGCAGAACGTAGTCGGATTCTCATACAGAGAGACAGACAGAGGTCCTGTTATCAAACTGGTAACTGAGATCTAGTCTGGATTAAGTCTGTAAACAAAAACAATGAGAGTCAACCTTCGGGTTGGCTCTTTTTGTATGCGAACGTTCGATTCCATATTTAGGATAACAAAAACAAACGCATACGAAAAGGAGAAACCGAAATGAACAGATTATCAACTAACGAACTGAGACAGCTTATTAAGAAGTCAGGCATGACAACGGAGGAGTATTATAAGAAATTGTTTGCGTTACAGGAAGATATCGAATTTTTTAACCTGTATATGAAACGAAACAAAAAGAGCGAATACGGATTGGTTGTCAAAGTAAAAATAGGTGCCGGACGTGCTTTCGATGATATCTGGAAGAAATACGGATACGGAACAGACAAAGACAGTATCGAGCGTACATTTGCTGAAACTACTCTATTAAGTGTTATTTTCAAAGATATGTATGATGGTACTGACATCTATTCTGATGACGAGATCCGTAGTTTCAAATTTAGCTTTGAAATGTATGACGAGACAAATATGGAGGATTACATCTCAGACTTCATTGGATGCTCGCATGGATTGATGGACGTAGCAAAACAGCTCGAATTACTCGAGATAAAAGAGTGTTAACAAAAACAATGGGAGTCAACCTTTGATGGTTGGCTCTTTTTGTATGGTTTTCGAGACCTATAACATATTCATAAAACCCATATTTAGGATAACAAAAACAATTACACAATAAGAGGAGAAACGAGAGATCCTTTTATTGTATTAATTGTGAACAATATGATATAATAGGAGGTAGAAAACATGGATTTCGAAGACGATGTATTTGATGATGTGTTCGAGGACGATCGTTATGATAGTCAAGGCCCAGACAGAGATGAAAAGATGTTAATGGAACAACTTGAACACGAACAGTCACTAATATCTCGAAAATTAGAAACAAATGCTTTTTCAGTAGACAGAACGTTTGTAAATTCAATTGAGTATCATCGTTTGTTTGATAATCTCGAAATGTTACAGATTAGTAAGCCGGTACGAGAGGGATTGTATCGAGAAATTGGCAGATTGCTAGAATTTGTAGATGGTCAGGAGTCTGAAAGAATGATTGCGGTCAATGCAAGAACCGGTGATCTTGTTGTTGATAATATTACTAGACTTGGAAGTGGGACAATATCAGGAACTGGATTTAACGAAAAAGAGTATGCATTAGTTCAGAACTGTAAGGATGATGTTATAATCATACATAATCATTCGTTAAATGTTAGACCATCATTCAAGGATTTAACAACATTTTTAGATGAACCGAAAGTAAAGTTTTCAATAATTGCGTGTCATGATGGAGATATATACGTAGTGTCTGACGTAAGTCCCAAAATATTAGAAGAATACGAAAACTATTTTCAAGAAGTAAAAACGTATATCTCTGATGTGAAAACGGCACAATCATTAACTTTATCTCATATTTATCAAAAGAATGAGACGCTAACCGAAAAAGAAAAACTGATTAAATTCAAGCATTTGCGAAAGGAGTTATGACAATGAGCGAAAACAAGTATATGATCATGGATGAAACAATCAGACCGTTCGAACCGGGAGAACCTGGATACGAATTGCTTTTGAAATTGGAGCCTGTATTCGCAGAGATTGATAAGAAAATTCTTGCAAAAAAAGATTCAAAAGAAAGAAATCTGATTAAATCTGAAGAATCCAAGTAAAAGAGACAGAAAAGGAACCTATACACAGATTTGTGTACGGGTTCTTTTTTCTTTGCAAAGAAGTGTTAACAAAAACAAGAAGAGTCAACCTTTCACGGTTGGCTCTTTTTGTATGCGAACGTTCGGTTCCATATTTAGGATAACAAAAACAAACGCATACGAAAAAGGAGGAACTGAACATGAGTAATAATGTAATAAATAATGAACCTGTACACGGATACAAGGTGTTTAATCCAGACTGGACCTGTAGAGATTTTCAGTATGAGGTTGGAAAAACATTTGAAGAAAATGTTAAACCGAGTTGCTGTGGTAGAGGGTTTCATTTTTGCAAAGAAGCTATTGACTGTTTTAACTATTACGCTTTTAATCCAAAAAACAAAGTTGCAGAAGTAATTGCACTTGGAGAATTAGACACAGATGGGGATAAATCTTGCACAAACAAAATCCAGATTGTACGAGAGGTCCCTTGGATAGAAGTCTTGACAATCGTAAACATTGGAAAAGAAAACACAGGGATAGGCAATACCGGAAACTGTAATGCAGGAAACGAAAACACTGGAGATTGGAGTTCTGGATACTGGAATTCTGGAACAGGTAATGCTGGGGACGGCAACACTGGAGATTTCAATACAGGAAATTGGAACACCGGAAACGGTAACACTGGATACAAGAACACAGGAGATAGTAATATCGGAGACGAGAATACTGGAGATAGTAATATCGGAAACGAGAACACCGGAAAAAGGAATATCGGAGACAGTAATACCGGGGATTGGAACAAATCATCTTTTAATACTGGCTGTTTCAACACAAAAGAACAAACAATTATGTTGTTTAACAAACCATCGGATTGGACATTTCGTCGTTGGCTAGGATCATGGGCAAATTATTTGTTAAATCAGATGCCAAAGGATATTGTTGAATGGGTATATAAGAGTGCTATGACGGATGAAGAGAAACGTGAACATCCAACCTACGAAACAACAGGTGGTTATCTTAAAGTGCTTGATAATTCCGAAACCGCGCAGAAGTGGTGGGATAATCTTTCGGATGCAAATAAGGATACTATTAAGGCGATTCCGAACTTCGACCCTGAGATTTTCTACGAATGCACAGGAATCAAAGTAGAGTAACAGACAGAAAAGGAACCTATACACAGATTTGTGTACGGGTTCTTTTCTGTATGGAAAATGCTCTTTTTGTGTCCGTTAATCATAGATCCCAGACTTTATAACCACAAATCCGTACCCGTTGCATTTCGGACACGGGCAGCAGGATCCCTTTTCTTGTTTCATGAATACTGTTTGTGGGATCGGCAGGTAGGAAATCTCATTACAGTCCGGACAATGTGCGACCTTTTCTTCGTAGGTCCCATATTTTCCGCAAACAAGAGTTACGTCATAAGTGAAGAGTTTTCTACAGTGTTTGCAAAAGAACGGGACCGAATTGACTTCGATTCGTGGGCGTTCCATTGTTTTGTACACGAGTGCGAGTTCATCGGTTCTGTTACCGTCTTCGATTGATTTTATAACTTTGCTTTCTTTCTGACTGCTGTCAGAGCAACCGTACACAGCATGAAACTCATACCCACAGTCTAAACATTTCGCATCATAATAGGTTGCCATACTTCAAATTCCTCCGTCGTATTCGTATTTGTTATTGCTGATATACATCATTATAAGATATACTTATGGTTTTGTCTATTTTGAAGACAGATTGTTTTGTTTCCGGTTCTTTTTGTTTCCTCTGCTCGTGTTCAGACCATATTTATCTTGTTACTCGTAAACAATTTATTTTTGAACACAAAGAAAGGAAACGAAATATTATGAAACGAAAAGCAGTGAGTTGTCTGCTTGTTCTGGCTGCGATCATGACGATGACACCTACGATTCCAACATTGGCAGCCGAAAACCCGGACAACACAACACAGGAAACGACAACGACAGGTACTCAGGGAGCAACTATCACATATGAACAGGATTCCGCATTTACAGTCACAATTCCGAAGACGATTACTTTAGGACAGAATAAGAGTGCAACTTATGGCGTCAAAGTAAATGGTGACATTTCCGGGAATGAGACGGTTACTGTTACTCCTGATGCGACCCTGCAATTGACGGATTCGAATGGAAAGGCTGCGGTCACTGGAACTATTACACAGGATATTACAGAGTTTGCAGCCGATCAGGTGAATCTACCGGATGGTGGCAGCACGACAGGTAATATTGTAGCAAACGAACTTACGTCTGGTGATTGGTCAGGAAATTTTGAGTTTGCGATCGGAATCAATAAAGAATTAGTAGCAGGATTGTATGATGCAGATGGAAAAATGGTTTGTACTTGGGAAGAGAGTGGAATCGATGTAGGTAAAGACTATGCATTTAATAATTATAAAACTGATCCAGCGTCTGCGTATTCCGTACTACAGGCAAAACCGGAAGTAAAATCAATTGTAATGCCAGACAGCGTAACCAGTATTGGAAATTACGCATTTTATGGTTGTTCGTCATTAACAAACATTACGATACCGGATAGTATAACAAGTATTGGCAATAATACATTTTATAATTGTTCTTCGCTTACAGACGTTGCAGTACCAAACGGTGTAACAAGTATTGGAAGTTATGCATTTTACGGTTGTTCCAATTTAACCTCAATTGCCGTACCAGACGGTGTAATAAGTCTTGGAGACCATGCATTTTCTCGTTGTTCTGGTCTAACAGCAATCACAATTCCAAACAGTGTAACAAACATTAAAGACAGTGCATTTTCACGTTGTACTAGTTTAACATCAATTACAGTCTCAACCAGCGTAACAAGTATTGAATCAGGTGCATTTAGTGGTTGTATTAGTTTAGCCTCAATCACAATACCAGATAGAGCAACAAGCATTGGAAATGGGGCATTTAATGATTGTATAAGTTTAGCATCTGTAACCTATAAAGGACAGACATATACAAGCAAATCAACACTAACAACAGCATTTGGTAACAACGTAACATTGGGAACTAATCCGTTTAGTAACACAGCATTAACCGATTAGTCCGATACACCTCATACCAAGAAAAGTCACACAACAGAGAACAAAGTGTGGCTTTTCTTTATATCATTTTGTTTCCCATCTTTAGTATGCCCTTATTTCGTCCATATTTAGGATAACAAAACAACCCGCATACAAAAAAAGGAGGAAACAAATTATGTTGATTACATTGACTGGAATTGTATTAATAGTTATTGGAATTATTATCATCTGGCTCTGTATTAAGGTTCCAAAATTCAAGAAAGTAGGCAAATACCTTGGAATTGTATTTCTGTCGGTTGGATTTGCATGGATGGCATTTGTATTCGAGGTCATTGGATTGCAGCGTATGAAAGAGGATTCGGAGATAGCAAACAATCAGAAAGAATACGTAATGTTGTGTGCGAATATTCGTTTGCTAGAATCGAATCCGGATGATGAAGCAAAGGATACAATCATCGAAAGTGTGAACAACTGGAACGAAAAAGTAGACAACGGAAGAAAGTATCTCAAAGATCCGTGGACCAGCTGGTTATGGAACAAGAATATAGTCGACTCAATGGAATACATTGAGATTCCGGAAGACCTGATTAAATAACCGAAAACGAGAAGAGTTACTGACACGGTAGCTCTTTTTGTTTTGTTTTCGTTCATTCGTATGCACATCTTAGTTCCATATTTAGGATAACAAAACATATTACATACGAAAAGGAGGAAACGAAAATGTTATTTACATTATTAGGAATTATGTTTGTTGTTGTAGGATTTGTTGTCATCTGGATCGGAGTTATCCAAAATAAAACAGCGAAGAAAAACAAAATGGGTGCTTTGTGTGTAGGTAGCTTTGCTTTGGTAGTTGGAATCACATGGGTAATGACGATGGCTTTGATAATATTAGAAGCACATAGCTGTGCGGATTCTGATATTGCAAACAATAACAATGAATACGTATTATTATCTGCAAGTGTCTGTTTGTTAGAAACGAATCCGAACTATGAAGAAAAAGATGCAATCATTGAAAGCGTCAACAAATGGAACGAAAAAGTAGATAACGGGAGACGATATCTTAAAAGTCCGTGGACAAACTGGTTGTACAGCAAGAGAGTTATTGATGCGATGGAATACATTGAGATTCCGGAAAACATGATTAAATAATCGAAAAACGAGGAGAGTTGCCAATATGGTAGCTCTTTTTGTTTTGCTTTGTTTCCGTTCATTTATATGCACGTCTTAGTTCCATATTTAGGATAACAAAACAACCCGCATACGAAAAAGGAGGAAACAAATTATGTTAATGGTATTAATGGGAATCGTATTTATTGTTATCGGAATCGCTATCATTGCAATCAGCGTTATCCAAAAGAGGAAAACAAAGAAGAAGAATGCAGGTGTTTTCTTCGGTAGTCTGTTTTTAGTATTGGGTTTCATTTGGCTTACATTAATGTTTGAGTCGATCTGGAATCAGCATAATAGTGCGGATTCGGATATTGCAAACAATAATAAGGAATACGCATTGTTGTCTGCAAGTGTTTGTTTGCTGGAAGAGAATCCAGCTTATGAAGAGAAAGAAATAATCATTGAGTGCGTGAACGAATGGAACGAAAAAGTAGAAAACGCACAAAATGGACTCAAAAATCCGTGGACAAACTGGCTGTACAACAAGAGAGTTATTGAAGCGATGGAACACATTGAGATTCCGGAAAGTGTAACAAAATAACTGAAAACGAAGAGAGTTACCAACATGGTAGCTCTTTTTGTTTTGCTTTGTTTCCGTTCATTCGTATGCACGTCTTAGTCCCATATTTAGAATAACAAAAATATATTGCATACGAAAAAGGAGGAAACGAAATGAATATTATACAAATTAATCTTAATTTCCAATTTGATGAAGGGGATGAAACAACACCGATTATTATTGTTGCTACAGATGACGTTTATGTTCATATCTGTCAGGTTATGAACGAAATCATGGAAACTCATTCTGTTTTGTGTGAATCGGAAGACTATGGAAAGTTAGGACGTACACCAGAAACACTTATGAACTATTATTGTTCAAAAGTTAGACCTGGATGGAGCTGGTATCCAATTGCATATACAGTGGATCTTAACTAACTAAAAACAAAGGGAGTTACCAATACGGTAGCTCTTTTTGTTTTGATTTGTTTTGTTTCCGTTCATTCGTATGCACATCTTAGTTCCATATTTAGAATAACAAAACATACTGCATACGAAAAAGGAGGAAACGAAATGAATTACTATTATCATTTGACACAGCCAGAATTTGTTAGCACGATCCAGAAAGAAGGATTGAAACCAATGCTTGGAAAACGGTCAAAATCAATCGGAGACAAAGAAGAAAGACTTTGTTTGTGTTCCGAAAGTAGTATTGATGCCTGGTCAATCATGCTTGGAACGAATACTGTGATCAAAATTGCGGTTCCAGACGAAGACAAAATGGAATTAGTCGACCAGGGAAATGTATCTGATGAATACAATTACGATGGTGTCATTCCGCCAGAGTACATTGTGGATATTTTTACAGTGAAGCCAAGTAAAATCATACTCAACAAACTTCGATATAACTATATGTGGGGATTATCTGAATTCTGTACTTATTGTGCCAGATATTATACAGAACTGGATAGCGAGAATACAGACGAAGAGTATCTTGATGCGCTTAAAGAAGCTATTCAAGTAACCGGAGAGTTATTAGTCCCTGTAATTCCAAAATTATGTTATCCGGACATGCCAAAAGAAGAACGAAAAGATATTCTAAAAATGATTGGAAACCAGGGAGCGTATACCTTCTGTGATTATTATTATGTCAAAGTGGAAGCTGGAAAACCAATCAAGCAGTTATATCAGATGCTTACGGAATATCCAGAGGACGATCTTACAGAAATCAGAACGACGATCAACAAACTGATCAAAGATAACTTCAAGTATTGTCTGAGCGTCAACACAGGCGGATTTACAGGCTAAAAATCTGAAAGAAAACAAAGGGAGTTACCGACATGGTAGCTCTTTTGTTTTGTATGCGAATTATGAATACCATATTTAGGATAACAAAACAAAACGCATACATACAAGGAGGAAAGTATTATGACAAGAGACGAATTCTTAAGCATGGATTGGGGCGACTCACAAATTGGGTACGATATGCAGGTTGAACTGCCGGACGGTGATAGTAGAACGATCGCTTATCTGACATTATCAAAGAAATATCCGTATTCATTATGCTTGGTTACCGATAGTAAGGAATTCCCAATAATGAATTCAGGATGTGGCATAAGCAAAAATCCAACACCATATGATGTGATCTTCAAACTGAAAGAGGATACAAAGATCAAAAAAAGTTATTGCCATTGTTGATAACAAAGTTTATGATCTCGATCCGGGATACGTTAAAATGAATCATTACGATAGCATACTTCGCTTTGAAAGAGCTAGAAACTTGATTTATTTATAACTGATTCAAACGTACGAAAAGAACAGAATCCATACATGCACAGACATGTGTGGGTTCTTTTTCTTTTTTATATGAAAATGACGCATACCATATTTAGAGTAACCAATAAAATCACACACACATTCAAAGGAGGAATTGAATTATGATTATCTTTTTAATTTTTGTTGTACTTTTAGTTTCTGGAATTTTGCTATATAAATTCGGAGATGATGAGATCACAGCTGTCGCTGTTTTCGAAATATTGTCGCTCTTTGTCGGATCTTTGGGGTTTCTCATCACAGGATGTATAATCCTGTGTTCCCACGTTGAGGCGACCAAACAGATCTCAAAGAATCAGTTTGAATACGAGGCAATTATTGCCGAGGTTCAGGCTGTTAACTCAGATAACGAGGACGTATCAAAAGTCTTAGTTATCAAAGACGTGAACGAATGGAACAAAGAGGTTTATCGTCAGAAATACTTGGCATCTAGTCCATGGACTTCATGGTGTTATAGCCAGAAGGTAGTGGGCAAAATGGAGTACATCGAAGTTCCGGAATGGAACGTTCCGACTCCTGACAGTATCAAATAAAAAAAACGAATTGAGTCTGCCATATTGGTGGGCTCTTTTTGTGTGTTCTCTGACGAGTTTTTCGAAAAGTGAGCCTTATGTATATTGTAAACATATGCAAAAGGAGAAAAAAAATATGTTGTTAATATTATTTTGTATTAGCTGTTTAGTAATTGTTTTACTAAGTCCATATGATAGTAATAAAAATGATTGTGTTTTTATAGTTGCAGGAACAACTGTTTTCTTTGTTCTTATCATTTTAAGTAATTATATTGGGGTGAACCAGCAGATTAAACAAAATCGTATCAAAAATGAAGCGATTATTACGGAGGCGCAAGCTGTTGGTACGGACAACGAAGACATGTCTAAGGCACAGGTTATTAAAATTACAAAGAAATGGAACGAAGATGTCTTAAGTAAAAAACATCTAGCTTCAGATCCATGGACAAATTGGTTTTATAACGAAAAAGTAGTTAATGCTATGGACTATATCGAAATTCCGGAATGGGATATTGAAAGTCCAGATGGTGGCGAAAACGAATAATAAAAAACGAAGATATTGGTGGGCTCTTTTTGTGTGTTTTCTGACGAGGTTTTCGAAATGTGAGCCTTATATATTATAAACATATATTCAAGGAGGACAAAAGATATGTTATTAGCATTAATATTTACTGCATGTTTGGCTATTGGAATTTTACTCAGACTTATTTTGGTTGAGTATAAAAATGATGATTGTACTTTTTTCGCTCAGGTTGTTTTTATGCTAGTTGGTGTTGTCGGATTACTTTGTGTCGGAGTATTTATTCTATGTTCGCATATTGGAGTAAATCAGCAGATTGCTCATAACAGAATTGAATATGAAGCAATTGTTGCTGAGATAAAGGCAGCCAACACAAACAACGAAGATGTATCCAAAGTACAGGTTATCAAAGATGTGAAAGAATGGAATCAAGATGTTCATAGTAGTAAATACTGGGCATCAAGTCCATGGACAAACTGGTACTATAGCCAGAAAGTTGTAAACGCTATGAAATATATTGAAATTCCGGAATGGGATATTGAAAGTCCAGATGGTGGCGAAAACGAATAGTGAAAAAAAACGAAGAGAGTCAGAATAATCTGGCTCTTTTTGTGTGTTTCCTGACGAAATTTTCGAAAAGTGAGCCTATTAATTATATAGTTAACAAAGTCATAAAAAAAGGATGGAACGAACATGGTGGTAATTCTGCTCTTGGGAGTTATGTTTTCAGGGTTGGTTTTGTTCATAAATACAATTGCATACCTTTACGATTTTGATCTGTCTGGTCATGAATCTGAATTTCAGGATCTGTTGGAGTTGTTTGTAGATCTATGATCCATAATCATTGTATGCGGGGTCTTTTTCTAAACGCGAAGCTTGTATTCCAAATATGCTTATATACTTCATTTAACATACAACTACTGGAATCCATATTTAGGATAACAAAATCATGATATTAAAAAGGAGAAAACAAATTATGACAGACTACACAAAAACGTATCAAGAAATGTCAGACATTATCAACAATGGCTTAACACGTCCTGGCTGTCCGGGTTACAATTCGTTTGTAAGAACATTTGGGACAAAAGGAGATATCTATCACAAACAGATCCTCTCGAAGATTTTGGCAGAAGGATGCATGGATGAGAATCCGCGCCCGAAATATATTGATAACTACGAGGGAGCAACATTATCAGAACACGGAAATTATATTATCACAAAAGACGGGCGCCAGATCAGCATCGGAGAAGGCAGTGCTATGATCGAAAACGGCAATGTTGTACTTGTGACACCAGCACATACCAAATTCGTAAACCACATCATGACGCAATATGATATCTCGAAAGGGGAATTACCAATTCTGACATTGAGACCTATCGCATGGAAATCAGCAGTCAAAGAAATCTTATGGATTTACCAGATGCAGAGCAACAAACTGTCAGACCTTCATGATCTTGGTATCAAATATTGGGACCAGTGGGATATTGGCGACGGAACAATCGGCTGCAGATATGGAGCAACCGTAAAAAGACATAATCTCATCAATCGGTTGCTGAATGGATTAGCAGTCGACCCATTTGGACGTCGACACATTATGTCCCTATGGCAGGAAGACGATTTTTCGGATACAACTGGAGGAACAACAAGCGGACTCAACCCATGTTGTTATGAGACAATCTGGAATGTACGTAGAGGTACAGATGAAAAGATGTATCTGGATATGCTGCTCAACCAGAGATCGAGTGACTTTGCAGTTTCAGTTTCGATCAATGAGATGCAGTATGTGGCACTTCTTCTTATGGTTGCAAAACATTGCGGATACGAACCTGGTGTTTTCACACATATCACCGAAAACGTGCAGATTTACGATCGTCATATGGACCAGGCAAAGGAGCTCATTAACAGAAAACCAGTTTCTTGTAACCCGAAATTTGTACTCGAAACAGAGAAAACAAATTTCTTTGAATTCACGATCGACGACTTCAAACTTATAGACTACCCAAGAGAAATAATCAAGGAGTTTAATCCACAGTTGAAGTTTGACCTCGGTGTCTGAAACAAAAACAAACAGAGTCAGCCATTATGGTTGGCTCTTTTTGTTTCCAAAGTATTTGTGTGCAACAGTTACGTTCCATATTTAGGATAACAAATAAATTTAGCACACAAAAAGGAGGAAACGAAAAATGAGTAAAAAGAACGAACCAGTACATGGATTTAAAGTATTTAATCCAGATTGGACCTGTAACCCGACAGGAAAGAACTGTAAACAGTACACTTGCCCCGGAAAATTTGAGGAAGAAGGGGAGCTTAATGTTTGCGGTCACGGTATGCACTTCTGTCAGACTGCTGCTGACTGCTTCAATTATTACAATTTTGACAGCAACAACAAAGTTGCAGAAGTTATTGCCTATGGTGAGGTAAAAACAGACGGTGACAAGTCATGCACGGACAAGCTTGAAATCGTACGTGAAATCCCATGGGATGAAGTATTGCGGATCGTCAATATTGGAAAGAATTGCACCGGGATCAACAACACCGGGAACAGGAACACAGGGCACTACAACACCGGTGACCGCAACACCAGGTACTGCAACACCGGGGACAAGAACACCGGGGACAGGAACGCTGGGAATTGTAACGCAGGAGACAGGAACACCGGGAACAGGAACACCGGAAGCTACAATACCGGAAACTACAACACAGGGGATTGGAATACCGGGTATTGGAACACCGGGAACAACAACACCGGGTACAAGAATACAGGAAATCAAAACACTGGGGATAGGAATACTGGGAATAGGAATACCGGGGATTGGAACAAGTCATCTTTTAATACTGGCTGTTTCAATACAAAAGAACAGAAGATATTGCTGTTCAATAAACCGTCAGATATGACCTATCGTGACTGGTGTGAATCTGATGCACGGTGGTTATTAAAGCAGATACCAAAGGATGTTGTTGAATGGATTTGGTCCGACAATATGACTGATGAAGAAAAGGAACAGCATCCGGAATACAAGACAACACGCGGTTACCTGAAAGTGCTTGACGAGTCTGAATGTGGTCAGTTGTGGTGGAATAATCTCGAAACAAAAGACAAAGACATCATCAAGGCGATTCCAAACTTTGATCCAGATATTTTTTACGAATGTACTGGAATCAGAGTCGACTAACGAAAAACAGAGGCTGACCAATTGGTTGGTCTCTCTTTTCGTTTCCAAAGTATTTGTGTGCAAGTACTTAATACCATATTTAGGATAACAAATAAATTTAGCACACAAAAAAGGAGGAAACGAAAAATGAGTAATAATGTAACAAATCACGAACCAGTACATGGATTTAAAGTATTTAATCCAGACTGGACTTGCCGAAATTTTCAGTATGAGGTAGGAAAAACATTTGAGGAAGATGTTAACCCAAGTTGCTGTGACCGAGGATTTCACTTTTGCGAAAAGGCTGCCGACTGCTTCAATTATTACAAATTTGACAGCAACAACAAAGTTGCTGAAGTCATTGCTTATGGTGAGGTAAGAACAGACGGCGACAAGTCCTGCACAAATAAAATCTATATTGTAAGAGAGATCCCTTGGATGGAACTCTTAACAATCGTAAATACTGGAAAAGATAATACAGGATTAGGAAATACTGGAGACATGAATACTGGTGTCTGGAACACCGGAAGCAGGAACACCGGAAGCAGGAACACCGGAAACAGGAATACCGGAAGCAGGAACACAGGGAACCACAACACCATGGACTACAACACCGGAGACTGCAACACCGGGGACTGGAACACTGGGAATTGGAACGCCGGGGACTGCAACACCGGAAGCAGGAACATCGGGGACTGGAACACCGGAAGCTGCAACGTCGGGGAATGCAACACCGGGAGTGGAAACACCGGGGACAGGAACACCGGGAATATGAACAGCGGAAGCTTCAATACTGGGGATTTTAATAATTCGTCTTTCAACGCAGGTTGTTTCAATGTAAAAGAACACAAAATCATGTTGTTCGACAAACCGTCAGATATGACCTATCAGGATTGGTTAGACTCAAAGGCCAGGGAATTACTGAGACAGATACCAAAAAGTGCTGCTGAATGGGTGAATACAGACGACATGACGGATGAAGAAAAAGTAGCACAATCAACATATAAGACAACAGGTGGATATCTTAAGGAGCTTGATAAGTCTGAATGTTGTCAGATGTGGTGGGATAGTCTTGATATAGACGATAAAGAAATCATCAAGGCGATTCCAAACTTTGATCCTGATATTTTTTACGAATGTACTGGAATTAAAGTCGACTAACAAGAAACAGAGACTGACCAATTGGTTGGTCTCTCTTTTTGCCTCCGGTTGTTTTGTATGCGAAGAATCGAACCCATATTTAGGATAACAAAAACAAAGCATACGAAAGTAAAGGAGGCAAAAAGTATGGCAAAGAAAAGATTGAAAGATATGACGGATCACAAAGTAATGAGTTTCAAAGAAGCCGCAAAAGCGTTAAATTGGACTCTCACAGAGGACGACGAAGTTTACACAGTATCCTGTGACTGCGGTAGCAGCAAAATTGAGTATACTGGAGTAATTGGCGTACAAAAAGTAAGATGCGGTAATTGCGGAAAACAAATGTCAAGTCTGATTTCTTTGAATCCGGCTTGTCGTTCAATGCTTGACATCAAGAAAGACGAGGAAGGAAATGAGCGGTTCTGGATCATTGAAGACAAGAAAGAAGTCGATAATGATGAGAATCAGACAGAAACGATAACAAGCTGGCTTGCAAAGCAGGAAGATTACGGTCTCTGTAACCCACCAATGGATGCTCAGAAAGCATTGCGTTTTCTGGCTGAGTATTTGGATATTCCGGAAGACACCATACCTGAAAACGAACAACAGACGAATACCTATATTGTTTGCAAAATTTTAGACAGATACAGCAAAAAATATAGAAAGGAATTGAAAAACAAATAAGAAGCAAACGAAAGAGCCTATTCCAATTTACTGGAGTAGGCTTTTGTGTGCCTCCGGTTGTTTTGTATGCGAAGAGTTGAACCCATATTTAGGATAACAAAAACAAAGCATACGAAATAAAGGAGGAAAAAAGTATGGCAAAGAAAGTATTACAAGATGTTACTGATTACAAAGTAATGAGTTTTAAAGAAGCTTGCAGATCGCTTGATTGGAATATCACAGAAAATGGATTTCTTACGAACGGAGACCGTTACACAATATCATGTAACTGCGGTCACAGCAAAATTGAATACAGAGGTTCTTTTGGAGTAAAAGCAGTAAGATGCAATAACTGCGGAAAACACATAGTAAACTTAGTTTTCGCAATTCAGACGAAACCTTATCTATTTGAAGATTGCGAGAAAGATGATGAAGGAAGTGATCGATTCTGGATTGCCACAGACAAAGCAGGTAATCTCAATAGAATCCGTAATGTTTCTGCTCGTGTTATCCCAAAAGCCGCATTCGTTCAAAAGCCGTTAGATGAAGGGATCACAGTAGCAGAGATTACAGAACTCGTCGGCAAACTCGAATGCGAACAGGTGATTCCAATCGAAGCGCAGGCGAACAGTAGTTGTGCTATTGGTTTCATTTCATTGGATGCTGCTGAAGAATTAGACTACGATTACGACAATCTGATTCGGAATGTATCTGAGGTAATCGAAGACATGGATAACGAAACAGAGTATGGAAACTACGATTTTGATGGATTTCCGGTATATATCGGATATTAGCAGGAGGAAACAATATGAAGAAATCAGAGAAAAACATGATCTTTCAGGAAGCTGCATTAATGTCAGATGAGAAACTGAAAGAAGCGTATTATGATTCTGTAGATGCTTGTCTCGGGAGCCAGGCAGAAATTATGGAAGATCGAGGATGGGATCCTGTAGATATCAAAGAACGTCGCCAGTATGAGAAGTTCCTTTCTGAGAAATCGGATCTTTTGGGATTCATTTGCAATATGAGAGGTATCAAACTTTGGGAGATAAGGAATCATAACTAAAAAACAGAAGAGAGATCGCATTCATGTGGTCTCTTTTCTTTTAGACTTCACTTGACATATAACGTAATTGCGTTATAATGAACACAAAGGAGTGATAAACTATGAATGACCGTTTAAAGAAAAAAATAAAAGAAACTGGGAAAAGCATATATAAAATCAGTCAAGAGAGTGGAATTCCATATACAACATTGAATGAATTGATCAATGATAAGAAAAATATTAACAACAAAGCAGCAGAAACAGTATATAAGCTTAGTTTATATTTGAATTGCAATATAGATGAGATTCTGAACAACATTGCTTTTCTCGAAAACGGAAAAGGAACTTATCTTGGATATCGATATTATTGGAAAGTAACGAATAGTGGAATAGAGTTGCATATACTAGATAATAATGAAGATTTAATGCTGCTCACTCTAAAAAATATGTGTCAAGATTTATATGATTGTTATCGGAAACAAGTACCTGAAATGATGATTGAAGATTATGATAATGAAAAACGAGAATGGGAGGCATTGCTATGAGTCAATACGCATTAATGCATAAAAATGATGTTTGTGGAAGTCTAATTATCGATGACGAAACAGGGACTCTAAAAATATATAAAGACAACGGAAGTGGGTTATCACCGTTTTTGGGAAATGCAGATACGAGAAGAATGAAACATTGGTGGGAAGGGAGAGCTGTTCCTGCTTCTCGAAAAATGATGCAGGAAGTATTAAAACAAGCTGGATGTACGAATACAAAAATGTATCTGGCAAAAAATCTTGCTCTATCAATGACAGATTCTTATTGGATTCGACCACTGGATATGGATGTAAAATATGAAGATGTGAAGTTATCAAGTATGAATCCATTTTCTGACAATAAAGTTCCATATCACAATGCAACTTCTTATGATTCGAATGCCGCATTAGGTGGACAAATGGAAAAATATTGGGATATCGAAACACAATTTCCAACGCTTGTGAAAGAAAGTTATAAGTATTTTGGACAGCAGGCGATAAATGAGGCTTTTGCAACTTATTTGCATGATTTACAAGAAACGACAATCCCTTATGTTCCTTATCTTGCGGGACATACAGAGGATAATGGTCTTTATTGTAGATGTGATGCATTTACAAACGATTCTGTTGAATTAGTATCCGCATATGAAGTTATCGAAGGATCGAAATTGCAAAATGACAAATCATTATATGATAACTATATTCGGATATGTGCAAAATTAGGAATTGAAGCTCAAGAAATTAGTGATTTTATGGATTATCAGACGTTAACAGATTTCATTATCAGTAATACAGACGAACATCTTGGAAATTTTGGTATTCTAAGAGATTCAAACACAATGCAATATCTAGGTCCAGCACCAATATATGACTCTGGTAATAGTATGTTTTTCAAAGAATCATCAACGGTTCATACAAGATTAAGCTTATTGCAGCAACCAATTACAAGTTTTTACGATTCTGAAGAAAAAATGGTTAAGAACATAAAAAACAGACAGTTAGTAAATATAGATTTACTTCCAACGGTTGAAGAGACAATTGCTTTATATACATCATATGGATTTCCAGAAGAAAGAGCCATAACAATTGCAAATAACTATGCATTAAAGGTTGATATGGCTTACGAATTCGAAAACGGAGCAACGATATCAATGTACCATGAAAGACAAAAAGAATCAGAAAATATTCCAGAAACAAACAACCTAGAGGATAATACAGACGATTTTGATGTCGGAGAGGATTTATAGAGATCGCATTCATGTGGTCTCTTTTCTTTTGGTAACAATAACGGTATACTAACCATGGGATACAGAATTTTTAGGCTGCCTTGTCGCAACACATATTTAGAATACAAATAAGAGAGATGAAAGGAGAAATGCTATGTTTGATGAAAAGAATATCGAACTTGACGAAAAGCATTCGAAAGAAAAGAAAAAGGAGTACCTGATCAGAGACGACGAAGGAAATATTCAATTCGTGTATTCTATATACAGAAGACCAGAAATGGATATTATCTTCCCACAGTTCACTCCTGTATTAAGCACTGGTTTGTTGCCGGTGATTGATATACTCGATGACAAAAAGGTTCTTACTTTTGAACCAAACCCGATTGGATCCGTCATCACTCAGTCGTATTTTGGCAAGTTTATCGATGATTCTGTGTTTGCAAAAGAAGCAGCAGAATACATTATGGATCACTTTGAGGAACTCTAACAAACAGGAAAGACACTGCCTATTGAGGTGGTGTCTTTTTTTTGCCATACAGAGGTAGGTCTCCGCACATATTTATGGAAAATGAAGATATGGAGGAAACCATTATGAGTAGTGTAAATGACTTGTTGAAAGCAATTGCAAACAGAGATTATTCCCAGGAATATATTAACGAAGACATAAGTTTTGTAAACGAACGATTTGATAAATTTCGGAAATACTTTAATGCAGTTTACGAACATGTTTACGGTAGCTCTACTGCGTTAACGTTAGTTCACGGAGGGATGATGACACCAGAAGCCTATCAGGATATGGTTGTTAATCTTGATGGAAAAAGAAAACACGCACATGATATGGCGATCTCCGCCTGTGAACAGATCAATCGTCAATGTGATATGTATGGTCTCGAACATCTGTGTCCAGAAGTCGAAGTCGATCCAATCAACAAAGAGAAGTGTGTAAACAGAGGGGAGATTGCGGATTTTGTTGGTCGATATGTGTATTCCGTGTTTCAACAGGGACGTGAAGGCAGAACTATGGATCAATTGATCATTGACAATGAGATGAAATATGGAGACAGACCGGCTCTCGATGTTTCGTATGAGCTTGCAAAGGATGCAGGTAGAAATCCAGAGCATGCATACAATTCAGGCGACATGGATCAAAATGCATACGGAGAGTTCGAATACAAAAGTGGGGTTACCAATGACGATGCTGGTGGGGATTCTATGGAAGACGTCGAATATGATGACGATGATTTTGGAGAATTATGACGAGTTTCCGCAATTTTGAGCCTTATTATGGTATATAATATTATGGAAGGGCGTAAATGAGGCTCGAGAAAGGTGGAAACGAAATGAGTAGTATAAATGACTTGATTACGGCAATTATGAACCGAAACTTTGACCGCGATGAAATTGAATCTGACATTGCATTCGTAAATGCGCGGTTTAACATCTTGCAAACCTATTTTGACGCGGTTTATAAGGAATCATACGGACATTCTGTAGCTCGGACATTGGCAAATGATGAACATATTACTTCTGAACGATATGTAGAATACATTGAGGGACTCGAATCTAAAACAGCAGATTGTTTGGACACGGCAATCGCAGCCTGTGATCAGATAAACAAAATGTGTGACCAATATGGGCTGCAACATCTGTGTCCGAACGTGGAATACGACGAGAGGCATGGAAATAAATGTGTAAACCGAAATGAGATTGCAGATTTCATCGGTGATTATATGTATTCTGTATTCGAACAAGGACGAAAAGGCAGAATAATGGAACCGATTGAGACAGAATAAGACATAGAAACCAGAGACCAGCAGGAATGTTGGTCTCTTTCTTTTTGTTTTCAAATTAGTTTGGCTCCCAGAAAACCATATTTAGAGTAATAAAAAACATATTCAAAACAAGGAGAACAAGGAGGATTAACATGAAAATTGGAATCACAGAGTATGGGGATGCTGGCGTCGACTTCAGATGGGAAAACAAATTAAAGGAAATCGATGGAGTCATCCTTATAACAAAGAACTTAAACGACACATTCATCAAAAAGGTTTTAAACCACATGAGTGAGATCCCGATCGTAGTGCATTGTACATGTACCGGATGGGGACACACAAGAATGGAACCAAATGTTCCGGACTACAAACAGCAGCTTGCACAGATGAAGAAATTAATTGAGTCTGGATTTCCGGCAAGCAGAATGGTATTGCGTATTGATCCTATTTTCCCAACTGAGAAGGGTGTCAAGCGAGTTTCCGAGATGTTAAATTACTACCATTCATTAGGTTTGCCTGAAAATGAGATCCGATATCGTATTTCAATCGTGGATGAGTATCCGCATGTACGGGAACGTTATAAAAAACTTGGATTCACGCCGATGTATGGTGGAAGTTTCTATCCATCTGATGATCAGCGTAATCTTGTCGGAAACGCATTAAGTGAGTACCCTTATCAATTTGATACATGCGCAGAGGACATACTCGCATATAAATTCCCAGCCACATTCCGGATTAAAGGATGTATCAGTACAGAGGACCTGCAGATTATGGGAATTAAATATGATGGTACATTTCCTGAGAACCCACAAGGAAGACACGGATGTCATTGTCTTGCCTGTAAAACGGAACTTTTAACACCAAGAAAGAAATGTCCTCATAACTGTCTGTATTGTTTTTGGAAAGATTAATAAGGAGGAAACAATATGAAAACACTTGGAACTTGGACAGGAAGCAGAGACATCGAAATCGTAGAGGTCGAAGGGAGACCGATCGCTCTCAGTGGTTGGAATGGAGAACAGTATTTACAGTGCTGGGAAGTAGACGAAATCATTTCAGGAACTGGATTTGGCGTAAAAGAAGATGGACTTTGTGTCCGACCGGTTTACAAACAGATCGACAACGATGAATGGGAAATCATTGGATATGAGTTCTGTTAACGAAAACGAATGGTTGTAAAATAAAAGAAAACGGCTTGAAATATAGCCGTTTTTTTTGTATGCGTATTCATCACATATTTAGGATAACAAAACCACATATAAGCAAATAAAAGGAGGATTTCAAAATGATTACAGCTCTGAAAGGATTTATCGAAATTGTGTATCCGGAGAAAGATGTGAGAACTATGATAAACGTTTCAAACATTGGATACATTTATGAAGGAATCAAAGATGGAATACCAGGAGTGTATTTAAAACTTTTGGTTGGCGGACCAAACGGTGACGAGATTTGGTGTTGTTGCTCTTACGAAGATATCAAAAAAGTTATTATGAAAGCAATGAAATAAGGAAAACGAAGGGATTGACAATTTATGTTGGTCCCTTTCTTTTTGTTTGCACTCTTGCGGACACATATTTAAGTATACAGAAAGAGAGGTGAAAAGATATGAGCAAACGAGATATCCGGGACCAAAAAGAAGTGGAGAGAAAAAGTGCGGCATCGGTTCAATCGTACCCAGATCAGAGTGTGACCAAAGAGGAGTGGCGACGAATGTGTGAACATGAAAAGAAATGGTGTGAATACCAGGAAGTCGCCGGAATGGATCGGTTACAAGCTCTGGGGTACATACAAGGGATGCCGACATTTGAGCCAATGTAAGCGAAAACGAAGAGACATAGAACACATATTTAGGACAGATAACAAAACAACTATGAATATAAGGAAGGTGTTTATTGTGAATTATCATGACATTGTGAAGGACAATATGTTAAACGGAGACGGTATTCGTGTTGTTCTTTTTGAAAGCGGATGCACTCATCAATGTCCAGGTTGCCAGAATCCTCAAACATGGGATAAAAACAGTGGAATCCCTTTTGACAGTGAGGCAAAGCAGGAATTATTTGAAGCTCTACGGAAGCCGTATATTGACGGAATTACGTTTTCTGGCGGAGATCCACTAGCAACTTTCAATCGTGATGAAACGTTGAATCTCATAAAAGAAATCAAAGATAAAATGCCAGATAAAACTGTTTGGGTATATACAGGATACACAAAAGAAGTACTGCAGCAGCAGGATCCGGTTTTCATGCAAGATTTGTTATCACAAATTGACGTGCTTGTTGACGGTCCTTTTGTGCAGGAAAAACTCAACGTTAATTATGAATGGGCAGGTTCGACAAATCAAAGAGTTCTCAGAAAAGAGGACGGTTTTATGAAAAGTACATCAAGTGTATATGAGTACGAAGACCGAAAAGGTTCAGTAATGGATGAATGTGTTTTCAATGCAAACCAATTACAGGATCAGGAGATTACTTCAGATGATAACTATGAAGATATTGATGATATCGATGATCTGAGTTTGTAAGCATTCATCCCATATTTAAACTGAAACAAATATAAACAAATAAAAGGAGTCCGAATACTCATAGCGGATTCCTTTGTTAAAAAGGAGGAATAAATATGAGTACAAATATTACAGTTATCAAAAATGGCGACAAAGGAATTGAAGCCTTTGAGCCGGCAAAAATCAAAGCAGCAATTGAAAAATCTGCAACAAGAGTTGGTGTTGAATTGTCGGATACTCAGAAAGATCGGGTAGTAGAAATTGTAGAAGATATTATTGCATCGAAAGCTCTTAATCAGGTAACGGTCGAACAGTTACACTCATTTGTCGAAATGGCTTTGGATGATGCAAGTCCGGTAACTGCAAAAAGTTACAGACAGTATCGTGACTTCAAAGCTCAGTTTGCGAAGATGATGAATCGCGTAGCAAATTTTGCAGAAACGGTAATGTATCGTGGTGATCGAGAAAACGCAAACAAAGATTCAAGTCTTGTTTCAACACAGAATGCGTTGATTGCATCGGAATTTGGTAAAGAGATGTATATCAATCAGTTTTTAACCGCGATTGAAAGATCCGCAGAGGCAAAAGGTTTTATTTATCTTCACGACAAGGATAAGAGACTTTTTACCATAAACTGTTGCTTATTCTTAATGGGTGTCCTGCTAAAAAATGGATTTGAGATGGGTAACGATTGGTACAACGAACCTGGCACTTTGGATGTAGCTTTTGATGTGATCTCAGATATTGTGTTGTCAGCAGCTTCACAGCAATATGGCGGATTCACAATTCCTCAGATAGATTTCTTACTTGAACCATACGCAAAGAAAACGTATGAGAAAACTTATAAGAAACGGATGAAGGAATATAAAGAACTTGGCGTTGATATCGAGAAAGCGAAACAAAAAGCAGAAGAAGCAGCAATGGAGCAGGTTGAATACGAATTCAGACAGGGATTCCAGGGCTGGGAAATGAAATTTAATACTGTTGGATCCAGCAGGGGCGACTACCCATTTGTAACAGTTACATCTGGATTAAATACCAGTAGATTTGGTGTTCTGTGTAATGTAACAATGTTCAAAGTACATATGGAAGGTCAGGGAGCTCCTGGTAAAAAGAGACCTGTATTATTCCCGAAATATGTATATCTGTATGACAAGGAAACAAATGGATCAGGTCCAGTGTATGAAGCTGCATTCGAGTGTTCCTCAAAAACAATGTATCCGGATTGGTTATCACTTTCTGGAGAAGGATACGTTCCGAGTATGTACAAAAAATACAAAAAAGTCGTATCACCCATGGGCTGTAGAGCGTTTTTAAGTCCGTATTACGAAAGAGGTGGATTTGAACCAGCAGATGAAAACGATGTACCTGTATTCGAAGGACGTTTTAATGCTGGAGCAATTTCATTGAACCTTCCATTGATTTACTTAGACGCAAAGGCTCGTGGCGTTGATTTCATGAAAGAACTTGATTACTATCTTGAGATGATTAGACAGTTACATATCAAAACAAAAGCATTCCTTGGTGAAAAGAGAGCGAGCATTAATCCTCTTGGGTTCACACAGGGTGGTTTCTATGGTGGTAACTTACGACCAGATCAGAAGTTAAAAGAGTCAAAAAAACTGATGGAAGCAACAACCTACAGTTTCGGAATCACGGCTTTGAATGAATTGCAGCAGGCTTATAATGGGAAATCCATTGCTGAAGACGGAGAGTTTGCACTTGAAGTATTACAACACATCAATCGCAAAGTTAACGAATACAAGCAGGCAGATCACATTTTATATGCAATTTATGGTACACCGGCAGAAAGTCTCTGTGGAAAGCAGATCAAGCAGATGCGCGAGTATGTTCGTGAAAATATGGAGCAGCTTGAAGCAGCTGGATACACAGTCAGACACACAGGAGACGGAGATTATGTTATCGATGGTGTTTGTGATAAGGAGTATGTATCCAACAGTTTCCATTGTCATGTAACTGAAGATATTACACCAATTCAAAAACAAGACTCAGAAAACAGATTTTGGAATCTTTGTAATGGTGGTAAGATTCAGTACATCAGATATCCTCTTGGATACAACAAAAAAGCAATGAGAACTTTGATTGACAGAGCTATGGATCTTGGCTTTTATGAAGGAGAAAACCTCGCTTTGAACTATTGTGATGATTGCGGATATGAACAGATTGATATGGCAGATGTATGTCCAAAATGTGGTAGCCGAAATATCACAAAAATCGATCGTATGAATGGATATCTTGCATTCTCGAGAGTTCATGGGGCGACTAGATTAAATGATGCTAAGATGGCAGAGATTAAAGACCGTAAATCAATGTAATACAAACATAAAGAGTCAGCCGATTGGTTGGCTCTTTTTGTATACGATATATTCGTTATTTCCATGTTTAGAACTTACTCATATTTATTAAGAAACATACAAAAATAGCTTATAAAGTAGGAGTATTGAAAATGTGGAAAGATATTATTGGTTGGGAAAAATATTATGAGATTAATGAACATGGAGACGTTCGAAATAAATTAACAAAACATTTGGTTATAGGTGATAAAAATAGTATTGGGTATATGCGTGTTTGTTTATACAATAAAAATCACAATCCGAAGAAACAACGATTTTTTAGGCATCGATTAGTTGCAACACATTTTATACAAAATCCATATAACCTTCCAGAAGTAAATCATTTGGATACTGATATCACAAATAATGATGTAAGTAATCTCGAATGGGTAACAAGAAATGAAAATGAGCAACATTCGAGATTGTTAGGTCATAAACCATACAAACCATTTGTTGTTACAAAAGAAGATGGAAACAAAATAAAATATGATAATAGAATATCATTGGCAAAAGAATTAAATACCTCAAGACAAACGATCAAAAACTGGCTAAAAGGTAGATCAAAAGGCTATAAAAACTACGGCATCACGAGTATTCAATACGTTGATTCATCCCATATTTATACTAACAATAATCAGAAAGGAATGTAAAAACTTATGGCATCAAAAACAACTCAAAACCAAAACCAAATCACACGCTGGTCTGTAATGCTCGGTGTGAATCCCGGATATGATAATACGGTCTATTTTACGCCAGATTTGGCCATCCAAAAAGCTATTCCCTTCATCAGACAGCGTTTTTCCGGTTACTCGGAAGTTGGTGTAGCACCTGCTGCCGCTGTCTACAATCGGGCATGGGGATGTCCTGATGGCGGAGAAGTCGGTGTCGTTCTAAAAGGAAACATAAAAGGAAACATGAGCGAGGATCAGAAAGAACAGATTGAAGAATCACTCGCTGCTTTGATGGCTGATCTTGGTCAGTCAACAGGTACAGTCGAATACGAATCATTAAGTATCAATGGATGTGATCATCGCAATAGCACCTATATTCAGAACGAATACGAAGAAAACGTAGAAAGATCTGAAGACACACTGATCAAATCAAGCTTTACGGATAACGAAAGCGGTATCCATTTTCACATCCGATTGCGCGGAGATATGGAAGAGATCGGAAATCTGTTGCAGAATCAAATGGAAACCGTAGAAGATGGAGAGTATACGGTGACTGGTGTGCTGACAAGAGAGAACGTTGCAGTATGTTATAAGGGCACACAAAATCTGGTATTTGCACCAGACTGTAATGCATATTTGGACGCCTTAAATAAGGTCGTTGAAACAGTGCAGGATTATTTGTGTGGAGATCCAGTAATCGACGTCTCATCAGTGGGCGACGAAATCAATGATGTTCCAAACAAACCGTTATTATCAGACGGAACTGAAGATTTTGATCCAGGAGATGATCTCTAATTGATCGAAATCAAGGACTCCCTCATCTTTAGATGAAGAGTTAGAACCCAGAGTTACGATATCTAAAGCGCACATTACGAAGGCAGAATATTTAATCGTAACCGGAAGAATCGAGCCCCTAATATCTGACACATTCAGGTATTTCGGGCTCTTTCTTTTTGGTTACGAATATATTAATATGCTGCCTTTTGATCCATATTTAGGATAACGAATCAGTACACAAAAAGGAGAGACGATTATGAGTAACAACTTGAAAGTTATCTTATGTGCATCCTATGAAGATGCAGTAAACTACGCAAAAGAACACAACGTAAAGGCAACAGTCGAAGCAGAGTACGGAGCAGAGTGTATGACCGGTAGTGTGATTACCATGGCACATCACGGAACAAGAAGTTCGAATCCAGCACCTTGTAACTGGTCAGACGTTCCCGTTTTAACCGATGGCGAAATTTTAGTATCCCATCTTGATCTCGATTCAATGGGCGGCATCATGGCATTAATGGGAACGAAACCGGATAATCCAGAATTTTGGAAAGCAGCAGAATTTATCGATTTAAACGGACCGAAACCAAAAAATATGAACCAGTTGTCACAGGATATTCAGGATAAATTAAATGCGTTTTACAATTACACGGACAAGGCAGTACCAGATTTAAGAAGAAGCAGCGGTGCTGTAGATATTACAAATCTGGTTCTCGATACGGCTGATGCGATTTCGGATATCGTAAACGAAGACAGACCACGTCATAACGAAATGATTGAAGCCGGTATCAAATGGAAGCAGGATATATACGATAAAGTAGAAAAATGCATATATCTGGACAGCCCAAACGTAAGAGTATTTTCAACAAAAAATCTGTTCTGCAACGTGAATTATGAATCATCGGTATTTAACAGAGTAAGTCCTGCAATCGTTTCTTATAACAGTACAAGAAAAGATATTACACTCTCATTTTACGATGAAAACGCAATCGGATTAAATGCATGCGAAATCGTTCAGGCAGCATGGGGACCGTTAGCAGGAGGACATGCCGGAATTGCTGGTTCTCCACGTGGACAGGAAATGGGTTTAGGTGATGCTATCGAACTTGCTAACTATGTAGATGAATTGATTCAGGAACGTATTCTTAACGATGCTGGCAGCGGAATCGAAACACCCGAAACAGATGGAATCGAAATAGAAGAATACGATGAAGATTTTGATGATTTCGAAGACAGATAACTAGAAATGGAAAGCTTGTGTTCAAATTATGGATACAGGCTTTCTTTGTTCAATAGAACCTAAAATAGCGTTAGTGATTAACACCAACAGGAAACGAAACAGGAAGGAAATTATCAGTTATTAATACTATACACAGAATAACAAATATCACATAGGAAATAAGGAGTGGCAACTGCCACCTTATGGTATGCAGAGGAAACTCCGTTCGTATACAAAATAATTAGAAATATTTTGTAATTTCCTGACGAGTTTTCCAGATTGTGAGCCTGATTAATATCAGACATGAAGCTTAATACTATTGAACGTTAGTAGTTCAATAGTCGTTTATTATTGAACATTAGTAGTTCAATAGTCCTGGATTGTCAATTACTTTGGGCTTAAAACAATGGAAAACGAAACACCAGGAAAGGAAAGTATGCGTATTATGCAGGAAACAAAAATATTCATAATCTCGAATGAATATCGTAACGCAATTACAAAGATAGCAGCAGAGAATCACCATTTTCTGATTCATGACCCAAAAGCAAACGCGGACCAAGTAAAAGAACTGCTTCCGGATTATGAAGTAATCGAATTAAACCCGATGAAACATGCTATTGATTATTTCTCATTGATTACAAACAAACAGGAAGCGAAATGGTTTGTGGATCTTTTGATTCAAAACGACAGAGTTGTATCCGACTCATACAAAGAAACTATTTATGACGAAATGGAGAAACAGCTTTTAGTTAACGCAATAGAAGAAACATTAGCAAGAAAGAATTGTTCATTTAAAAATGTCTTTGAATTATTAAATTCTGAACTTAAAAAGAGTTATGAACGATCTGAAAACAACGAATCAATACCGTCGTCGATGCTTCGATCGTATAATGATATAATATCGAAACCAGAAATGAATGAAATTCGATTTCGAACATTACTAACGACATGTTTGTTGCTGATAGCTCAGGTGTACAATCCGTTGGTATTAGAACATAACATTCATTCAGAATGTAATAATATTCTTACTGACTGCATAACAAAACTAAAAACCGAAACAAAAGTTGCTATTGTTATGCCGAATCCACCTGTTCATTTTGTTTACGAAGACATTATGTTGGATATATTTATTTGGTTGTGTAGAAAATACGAATACTTTGACATTACTCACGAATCGAAATAATAATGAGCCTTATTGTTGTTACAAAGTCATGATATAACTCATGAATAGGTGTGATACAAGTACCAGAAACAACCGGGATCTTTCTCTTTGATTCATTACGATATCTAAACATGTGCGACTCATTTACAAAGGAATACATTTTGATAGTCACACGTTCCGATTTCTTTGTTTCATTCTTATCCATATTTAAGAGGTAACAAACAAATGAAACATTCAAGAAGGAGCGAATTGTATGGTATTATTTACAAAACGAAACAAAAAGACAGATAATATAATCAAAAAGAGTAAAATAAATAAGGAACACAATATGCAGCATAAGTTACCAAAAGGCTACGACGGTGCGTTTAAGATTCTTGGAAAAGATGTCGAAGTAGTTACAAACTTAAATCATAACAGTAATACATTAGTAATCGGAGCACCGGGTTCTGGAAAAAATTACTGCTATATTGATCCGAACCTGAAATATGCAAACAAAGACAGTAATTTCCTGATTCATGGTATCAAGATCGATGTTGATCATGTAAAAGAATTGCTTCCGGGATATGATGTAATCGAATTAAATTTAGACAAACATCCGATAGACTACTTTAAATTGATTACAAATGAAGAGGAAGCAGCAGAATTTGTTGAGGCATTATGCAAAGTAAACCAGGTTCGAAACAGAAGAGAAGGACAAAGAGACGAATTTTTCGAACAGCTTGAAATGAAAGTCATGACAAATGAGGTTATGAGAGCAGTTAAAAAAGGGTCGTGTTCTTATGATGAAGTAACGGATAATCTTCGTGAATTACAGGAAATCTGTGACGCACATCTTGAGCTCAAAAACAGAGACGAAGCACTTGCACTGGAATTCTTTTATCAAAACAAAGAGCGTTTATATATAAATGCACCAAAAATGTTAATGAATACGTTGATTACCTGTAAGATGTTATTGGAAGATTTGATGTCAGATAACGAAACAAATATTACAGAAATCATCGATAAACTTAGAACTCAGGATAACATTGCAGTGGTTGTGACACGATCATTAGAATGTGACTTGTATTCAATCTTGTTTATGAATTTCTTTATCAAACAGTACCGCAAACAGTATTTCGCAAATGAGAGTGACACACGTATAGTAAAGGTTATACTTGACGAAGCGAGTATGTGTTATATAGATACAGGCTTGTGTGTCCTTGCAAGAACATGTGGAATGAGTATCGATTACTTGATTCAATGTATTTCGCAATTAAAAGAAATGTATCCACAATCTTGGTATGAGCTAATTGAAACGCTAATTAAAACGGTACAGACGGTTATCTGTTTAGGTACAAGAAATTTTGAAACGATACGTTTTATTAACGAAATTGCGGAACTTCCAAAAGGATTCAATATTCAAACGATGTCATTAGAACAAGAACTAATATACGATCCAACAATCAGTAACAAATGGATCGTTGCAAAGAAAGCGACAACAAAATAAGGTGAAACAGAGGCAGAAACGAAACATAAGAATCAAGTTGGCTGCCTCTTTGTTTTTGTTTCCGACTGATACGTGTGCAAACAAATAGTTACGAATGATGCACACAAAGGAAATGAAAACAAAATTAACCCTAGAAGCTAAAGTTTCTGGGTTTGAGTACTTGATTTATGATTATTGAACTACTAACGTTCAATAATAGACGTCGAATGGTTCGAAACTAAAGGTTCGGGGTTTGTATCCGTAGACACGATATCAAACGTTTTACAAGGACAAAGGTATACTTTCATTGTTATGGATTATAATTGGATCAGTTAGAATAATTTGTATGATGATTAGTTTCTTTGTTTTAGTTTCCTCATTTTTGACACATATTTAGTACGAAGCAAATAAAACTATACAATTCAAGGAGGAAACAAAAATGACAGCAGCAGAGTATTACTTAAACAAAGTAAAAAACGTATTAGACGGAAGGGAAGATTGTAGAGAATTGGTCGACTTACAGAAGCGAGCTTTTACGCAGGCTTGTAATAGTATCAAAATTAACGATTCTACATTCCAGTTCGTTCCAAACAACAAGTCAATAAAAGCAGACAAAATCGCTACCGACCAGTTGTATTATGGTATGGTTGCAAAACGACTGTTTTGTGGCACTATTGACGCAACATTGTTTTTTGACCAGTACGGAAAAGCAACATGTGCGTATGCAGGCATCTTAAACGGTTCAGACAGTATGGCTAAGGTATCTAATCTTCTTGAGACAGCAGAACGATTACGTGCGGCCATGAACGAAGCTATGGAACAGTTAGTAAAAGATGAAACATAACAGTTTCTGCTGTTAAACCGTTGTAAACAGTAAACAACAAAAGAACACCCATCGGAATCTCATATGAGATTCTAACAGGTGTTCTTTCCTTTTGTTACGATTCAAACTGATCCGAGGTCTGTTCCGGGAACCAGTGATCGTCACGCAAGTTTTTCTCCTCTATCTCGTTTTTGACATTTACGATATCGATATATTCCTGTTCGTAGATACCTGTAACAAGACCAAGCTTTATCAGCATACGAACGAAATGCTCTTTATTGTCTGTACCGCTAATTAAATGCGGTACTTCCAGAGATGAAGTTTTTAGAGAACTTGAACTAAAACGAAATTAAGTCAGCAAACGAGCACTCAACCCATATTTAGGTCATCAAATTAGAAAGTGAGACCTAAATATGAGTTATAAAATAATCAGCCTGTTTTCTGGATGTGGCGGAATGGATCTCGGGTTCGAACGAGCCGGTTTCGAAATTCCGGTCGCCAATGAATTCGATGCCACAATCTGGGAAACGTACAAACGAAATCATAAAAATACGCATCTAATTGAAGGCGACATCAGAAATGTAACTAAATCAGATCTTGAACCCTATCTTAGGTTACAACCAGGAGAACAATTGGCAGGAATTATAGGCGGACCGCCATGTCAGTCGTGGTCGGTAGCCGGAGCCGGAAAAGGAATTGAAGATAAGCGAGGACAGCTTTTCTTTGAATACATTCGTGTGCTCCGGGAATTTCGACCACAATTCTTTGTAGCTGAGAATGTTCCCGGGATGATATCAAAGAAACATGCGGATGCGGTTGATCGGATCCTTTCTTTGTTTGCCGAGTCTGGTTACAACGTTTCCGTATATAAAACAAATGCTTGTAACTATGGATTAGCGCAAACGAGAGAACGGATCTTCTATATTGGCATCCGAACGGATCTTGATATTTCATTTGTATTTCCAGACGGAGATCCAGAACATATTGTAACACTGAAGGATGCTATTTGGGATTTACGAGACAATGCTGTTCCAACACTTGCAAGAAACAAACGTAATCCTGCAGCGGTTAATAACCATGAATATTATGTTGATAGTTATTCTCCGGTATTTATGTCCAGAAACCGTGTCCGCAGCTGGGATGAGCCTGGTTTTACAGTGCAGGCATCCGGACGCCAATGTCAGATACATCCAAACGCACCAAAAATGCAGCAGATATCAAAAGATTCGTACTGTTTTGTCCCGGGTGCTAAAGATCGGTATCGAAGAATGAGCGTCCGAGAAGTAGCAAGACTACAAGGGTTTCCGGATGATTTTGAATTCATGTATGAAAATGCGAATAATGGATACAAAATGATCGGAAACGCAGTACCAGTTAATATGGCAGAAGCGATTGCTAGAAATCTGATGAATGCATTGAAAGCCAGCCTCGATATTTCAAATAGTACTATGGAAGGCTAAGCAAATTAGAGATCGACTTTATATTGGGGTTGGTCTCTTTTTGTTTCCAAAGTATTTGTGTGCGATGGTTTTAACCCATATTTAGGATAACAAACACACACAATAAAGGAGGAAACAAAATGAGTGAAGCAACAAAAATGAGTGAACCTGTACATGGATACAAAGTGTTTAATCCAGATTGGACATGTAAACCAATCGGGGGTTCAAGCAAACAGTATACCTGTCCAGGTAAATTCGAAGAAGAAGGAGAACTTGAAATTTGCGAACATGGAATGCATTTCTGTCAAACAGCTGCCAAATGTTTTAATTATTATGAATTTAACAGCAAAAACAAGGTTGCAGAAGTTATTGCCTATGGTGAGGTAAGAACAGATGGTGATAAGTCATGCACGAACAAGCTTGAAATCGTGCGTGAAGTCCCGTGGGATGAAGTGTTACGAATCGTCAATATTGGAAAGAATTGCACTGGTTTACGTAATACGGGAAACGAAAATGCTGGTCACCGGAATGCTGGATCTTGTAACGAAGGAGACTGGAACACCGGTGACCACAACATTGGTGATAGTAATACTGGAAACTGGAACACAGGTGATTATAATACTGGACGCTGTAATTCCGGAAACAAAAATACAGGACCAGGCAATGCTGGAAACGATAATGCTGGAGGCAGAAACGATGGGGATGGCAATACTGGAAATTATAATGAAGGAAATTTCAATACAGGCGACTACAACAGTGGAGACAGCAACACCGGAACCTGGAATATTGGAAAACATAATTCTGGTAACTGTAACATTGGCAACTGGAATACCGGGGACTGGAACAAATCATTTTTTAATACCGGCTGTTTCAACACAGAAGAAACAACAATTATGCTGTTTAATAAACCATCGAATTGGACTTTTCGTCGTTGGTTAGAGTCCAATGCAAGGGTTTTGTTAACTCAGATGCCAAAAAGAACAGTCGAATGGGTAGATAAAGGGGATATGACTGACGAAGAAAAAGAGTTGCATCCGACTTATGAAATAGCAGGCGGTTACCTGAAAAGACTGAAAAACTTGGATCTTATTCAGTCTTGGTGGAATAATCTTTCTCTGATGGAGAAGGAGACCATCAAAGCGATTCCGAACTTTGATCCTGATATTTTCTACGAGTGCACAGGAATCAGAGCGGACTAAAAATGCAAAGAAGAGACTTCAATTGAGGTCTCTTTCTTTTTGTTTCCGTTTCTTTTGTGTGCAGTAGTTTAGTCCCATATTTAGGACAACAAATAAAAAGCACACAATACAAGGAGGAAACGAAAAATGATTAATGTTACAAGATTAAGTGACAGAGCGTATGGATACAAGGTATTTAATCCTGACTGGTCCTGTAATCCGCGAGAACATGATGCACAGGAACAATATACTTGTCCAGCTAGATTTGAAGACGATGAAATGGATGTTCAAAGACAAGGAATGACATTCCGTCCGACCCCAATTGGTTATTTCAAATCTGGACTTTACAAGTTTGATAGCAATACTCATGTAGTCGAAGTAATAGCTTACGGCGATATTGGAAAAAGTGAACATGGTACGCTATGTTGGACAAACAAACTTGAAATTGTTCGGGAACTTTCCTGGGAAGAAGTTTTAAGTCTTGTTAATATCGGCAAGGATTGTACTGGAATTGGTAACACAGGCGAATGTAATACTGGAAATTATAACTCTGGTTCTGACAACGAGGGTGACCGGAATGTAGGTTATTACAACTCAGGACGCGGAAATGTAGGAGATCATAACACTGGAGACCATAATACAGGAAACCATAACAGCAGCTATGATAATACTGGACATTACAATTCTGGGTACAGAAATTCAGGAGATTATAACGCAGGATGTTATAATACCGGGAAGTCAAATACAGGAGATTATAATATAGGTAATTACAATGACGGTGATTACAACACTGGCGATCAAAATACTGGACATCATAATACTGGACGCAAGAATGTAGGAGATAGCAATACAGGTTATGAAAATACAGGAAATAATAATACCGGAAACAATAACAGAGGAAAGAGTAATACTGGAAATTATAACTCTGGAAATTATAATACCGGAAATCGAAACATTGGAAACCGAAATACTGGCGACTGGAACCTGTCTTCCTATAATAATGGCTGCTTTAATACAAAAGAGCCAACAATTATGCTGTTCAACAAACCATCAAACTGGACTTATAGTCAGTGGTTAAAAAGTAGAGCGTGTCATCTGCTGAACGATATTCCAAATCGTACAGTTGAATGGATTTGGTCAGACAACATGACTGATGAAGAAAAAGAATTAAATCCAGGTTATGAAACAGTAGGCGGATACCTTAAAGTTTTCTCACAGGATGAAAACCGTAATATGGTTCAAGAGTGGTGGGATGAATTAGATGATTCTGAAAAGAAGACAATTCTTTCAATTCCGAATTTTGACGCAGACATTTTCTATAAATGTACTGGTGTAAATGTACAGCTTGAGTCCTAACAAAAATCAGAGACTGACCTTTTGGTTGGTCTCTCTTTTGTTTCAGGTGTTTTTGTGTGCAGTAGTTAGTACCATATTTAGGTTAACCAATAAAGCACACAATTCAAGGAGGAAACAAGTATGCCAGAGAAAAAAGATATGTCCAACAGTTGCGATTTCATGTATCAAGATTATTGGACAAAAGCGAACGTAACGCACGAACTCACACGGGAAGACTGGATGCGATGGTACAACGAACATTGTGCTAATTGTAAGTACATGTGCGAGATCTGCATGTACGGAGAAGACTAATCAAAGAATAGAGTCTAAAATGTTTGAGAGATTCAGACATTTCGGGCTCTTTCTTTCGATTGCAAACATGTTTCGTTTCCGGTTACTTTGTGTGTAATAATCTTATCCCATATTTAAGATAACGATGGACACACAAACAAGGAGGAAACAAAAATGATAAGAATGAGCAAAGAAGAAATCAAGAAGAGATATGGTTTAAGAGCAAACAGTCAGGAAAAGATGTTAAAAATGCTTTGCATGATAAGTCTTTTCGATTGGGAATTCCCAATGTTTGACCAGATTGATGAATTTTTCAAGACACAGCCGAGAACAGCAATTGAATGTTTTGATAAAATCTGGAAGGCAGATGATGCTCTTGAGGTTTTAGATTGTGCGAATGCAATCAAAGAAAACGAACATATCTTTTTGGAGAAAAGAAGTGGTTACGATGAAGTGAAACCTTATATAAAGGAATCCTGGAGTGATATCTTCAAGATCGAATCACAACCATTTCCGAATTACGACGAGTTATCAAACAAGTATTACAAGATGTCTGATAAGGTTGCAGGAACAGAGTTGGAACAGTACTTAGAAAAACCGACAATTCCGTATATGAACGTGCTTACAGTCACAGAAGAAGGACGTATTTTGTATAGCGCGTTAAGAGCAATCGAAAACCAGCTTTAAACAGAACAAGGGATCTCACATATGAGGTCTCTTTTCTTTTTGTTTCCGAATGTTTTGTGTGTAGCAGTCCAGTCCCATATTTAAGACAAATAATTAAGTACACATAAAGGAGGAAACAAAATGAGTGATGAGACCAAAAAGAATGAATCTGTACACGGATATAAGGTATTTAGACCGGGCTGGACTTGCAGTCCATGCGGGAATACAAAACAGTATACATGTCCAGGCAAGTTCGAGGAAGAAGGAGAAATCGAAGTTTGTGGCAACGGAATGCATTTCTGTCAAAAAGTAGCAAACTGTTTTAATTATTATGGCTTTGACAGTAAAAACAAAGTTGCCGAAGTAATCGCTTACGGTGATGTCGTAACAGATGGTGATAAGTCATGTACAAATAAGCTCGAAATCGTGCGGGAGCTCTCCTGGAAAGAAGTATTAGATCTTGTTAATACTGGCAATGACTGTACTGGGTTAAAAAACACTGGAAATGAAAATGCTGGGAATTTGAATTCTGGAGATTATAATACTGGAGATTTCAACACTGGCGATGATAACAGAGGATATTGGAATTCTGGAAACCAAAATTCTGGACATTATAATACAGGATCTCAAAATTCAGGAAACAAAAACACTGGCTCTTATAATAGCGGTGGTTGGAATTCTGGTGATTGTAATTCAGGTGATTTTAATATAGGTTATGAAAATTCAGGCAGTAATAACACTGGATGTAAAAATGCTGGATATTATAATACCGGTGACGAAAATATTGGTAACTGTAATACGGGGGATAATAACACAGGTGATCTTAATAGTGGACATTTTAACCTGGGAGCTGAAAATACAGGCAATCGGAATCTTGGTGATTCTAATTCTGGAGACTGGAATAAATCATCTCACAATTCTGGTTGTTTCAACACCGAAGAACACAAAATCATAATGTTCAATAAGCCTTCTAACATGACTTATACTGACTGGCAGGATAGCGATGCATGCGCTTTGTTAGACAGTATGCCAGACGTATCAACAAAATGGGAAAAAGAAGCTTGTATGACCGATGACGAGAAGACTTCTTACCCAACTTACAAAACAACAGGTGGATACCTGAAGGTTATTAACAACATAGATGGTAGACAAAAATGGTGGAATGATCTTTCGGATTCCGACAAAGCTGTCATTAAAGCAATTCCAAACTTTGATCCTAATATTTTCTTCGAATGTACAGGAATCAAGGTAAATTAATCACAAACTAGAGACTGACCAATCGGTTGGTCTCTTTTTGTTTCCGATTTTTTTGTGTGCCGCAGCCAAACACATATTTAGGATAATAAAAATGTTACACACAAAAAGGAGGAAACAAAATGAGTAAAGTGACAGAAACAAACGGACCAATACACGGATACAAGGTATTTTATCCGGATTGGACCTGTAGACCAAATGATAGGGCGATATCAAAACAATATTCATGTCCTGGAAAGTTTGTAGAAATGGGTCATCTCGATCTCAGCGAACATGGAATGCATTTTTGTACACGTTTATCGGACTGTTTTTCTTATTATAGCTTTAATCCTGAAAACAAAGTAGCCGAAGTGGTTGCTTATGGAAAAGTTATAACAGATGGTAATAAGTCGTGTACCAATAAGCTCAAGATAATTCGCGAACTTTCATGGGATGAAGTATTGCATCTTGTCAATATGGGTGATCTTTGTACCGGTTTTGAGAATACAGGCGGTCTTAATTCAGGAAATCGAAATGCAGGCAACGGAAATTCTGGATCATATAATTGCGGACACAGAAATTCTGGAGACTTTAATACCGGAAATAACAATTTCGGTAGTAACAACACAGGTGGTCAAAATATTGGAAGCGGTAATGTAGGTTCCTATAACGTAGGTACAGGAAATACAGGTTATGAAAATTCTGGAAATTATAATTCTGGTCGCAAAAACACAGGAAGTTATAATTCAGGATCGAAAAATGCAGGAAAATACAATTCCGGAAATAATAACACCGGCAGTAAAAACAGTGGTGATCATAATTTTGGAGACAGAAACGCAGGTGACTGGAATCAGTCATCTAATAATTCTGGCTGTTTCAATGTAAAAGAGCACAAGATCATGATGTTCGATAAGCCGTCAAACATCACTTATGAAGACTGGCTCTGTTCGGACGCAAGATATTTGTTAAACCAGATGCCTGGGTTCAATGTTGACTGGGTGTTCGAAGTAGATATGTCTCAAAAAGAAAAAGACAGGCATCCAAGTTATAAAACAGCAGGTGGATTCTTAAAAATACAGGATGATTGTAGTCGTGTTCAATATTGGTGGGATAATCTTTCGGATACGGAGAAGGATACCATTAAAGCGATTCCGAACTTTGATCCTGATATCTTTTACGAATGTACCGGAATCAGAGTAGGGGTATTAAAAACAGATGTATCCGACAATAACGAACCCGTAGTCGAAAAACCCGACAGTGAAAACATCGATAGAGGTGAAACACTGAAGCGTATTCCTGATTACCTTATGCTTATAGACAAAATGCCTGTATATAACAGTCGTCATAGAAAACAGCGAGGAATTGATGATATCAAAAAGATTATGCGTGACCTTAAGTATGATGAGGAAGATATCGACGCTGTAGATGAACGATTCTGTGAGGGATTCGAAACTGCAAGACAGATTGCAACAGACATGTTAAGAGAAAGATTTCATGAGTGCACAAAAACAAACTAGTTAAAATACAAGGAAGAGACTTCAATCGAGGTCTCTTTCTTTTCGTTTCCAGAGTATTAGTGTGCAGAAATCAGACACATATTTAGGATAACAAAAACATCACACACAAAAAAAGGAGGAAACAAAATGAGTAAAGTGACAGAGACAAACGGACCAATACACGGATACAAGGTATTCAATTCAGATTGGACCTGTGATCCGTTAGGATTCAAACCAAAGCAATATGCGTGCCCTGGTAAATTCGAAATAGAAGGGGAACTTGAAATTTGCCATAATGGAATGCATTTCTGCCAAAAATTAGCAGATTGTTTTGAATATTATGCGTTCAATTCAGAAAACAAAGTAGCCGAAGTGATTGCTTATGGGAAGGTTCTTATAAGTGAAAGTGAGAAATATGGTAACAAATTATGTACCAATAAGTTAGAAATCGTACGTGAAGTTCCATGGAGTGAAGTGATAGCTCTTACCAATCTTGGAAATAATTGCACTGGATTTTCTAACACCGGTAACGATAATGCCGGAAGTTACAACACAGGACGTAAGAATACTGGTCATAGTAATACTGGATCTGGTAATGCTGGAAGTCACAACACAGGAGCTTTTAATATTGGAGGTTTTAACACAGGAGATCGCAACCTCGGATACAACAATGCTGGTGATTATAACGCTGGTCATAGAAACACCGGAGATCAAAATGCAGGCAATAGAAATACCGGAGATTATAATCCAGGATTTGGAAATGTTGGAGATAATAACAACGGAGACATGAATACAGGCAACTGGAATTATGGAAGTAATAACGTAGGAGACTGCAACATTGGTAATTTTAATACCGGTGACTGGAATGCATCTTCTTACAACACCGGTTGTTTTAACACAGAAGTACCAACAATGACGCTGTTTAACAAACCATCAGATTGGACTTATTACGATTGGTTAGAATCCGATGCAAGATTGCTATTGATGAGTATACCAAAGGAAACGATTCAATGGATAGATAAAGAGGACATGACTGACGAAGAAAAAGAAGTAAACCAAAGTTATGAAACAGCAGGTGGATACTTTAAAGTTTTCTCACAGGATGAAAATCGTAATATGGCTCAAAAGTGGTGGAATGAATTAGATGATTCTGAAAAGAGATGTATCTTTGCGATTCCAAATTTCGATGAAGATATCTTTTATAGATGTACGGGAATCAAAGTGTATTAAACTCACACTAGAGACTAACCGATTGGTTGGTCTCTTTTCGTTTCCAGAGTATTTGTGTGCAGCAGTCTTATCCCATATTTAGGATAACAAAGAACAAACACACATAAAAAGGAGGAAACAAAATGAGTGAAGTAACAAAGATGAGTGGACCCGTACGTGGATACAAGGTTTTTTATTCGAATTGGACCTGTAGACCAGCAGGAGCTAAACCAAAGCAATATACTTGTCCTGGTAAATTCGAGGAAGAAGGAGAAATTGAAATTTGTGGTCACGGAATGCATTTTTGTACCCGGTTATTAGATTGTTTTAATTATTATTCGTTTAACCCAGAAAACAAAGTTGCTGAAGTGGTTGCTTATGGAGATATCAAAACAAATGGTGAAAAATCATGTACTAATAAGCTTGAAATCGTACGCGAACTTTCCTGGGAAGAGGTATTACAGACTGTTAACACAGGTCTTGATAATTCCGGAATTGGTAATTCTGGAGATTGCAATAAGGGAAATTGCAATACTGGCGATCAAAATTCTGGACACAGAAACTCTGGTGATAGAAATCTTGGATACAAAAATACAGGTTGCGAAAACTATGGAAATCGAAACACAGGAGACAAGAACATTGGAGACAGTAACGTAGGTGATAACAACAAGGGAGATAGAAATGTTGGAGATTGGAATTATTCTTCGTTCAATTTTGGTTGTTTCAATACGGATACAGAATCAAAGATGAGGTTCTTTAATAAACCATCAGACTGGGCACCGATCGATTGGTTTGCATCCGATGCAAGAGCTTTATTATCCGATATTTCACTTACCGTGTATAAAGGGAAAGATGATCACTATGATTACTACTCGTCAATCGAGGATAGACAGAACTGGTGGGATAACCTGTCAGAAAAAGACAAAAATGTCATTAAAGAACTCCCAAACTTTGATCCGGAGATTTTCTACAGATGCACCGATATCAAAGTAGACTAAACTTACATTAGAGACTGACCGATTGGTTGGTCTCTTTTGTTTCCGAAGTATTTGTGTGCGGTAGTTCATTCCATATTTAAGATAGCCAATAAATTTAGCACATATAAAAGGAGAAAACGAAGATGAAACACAATGTAACAAACAAAAGAGGGTTATTGGTTTTAGCGGTCCTGATCATGTCTTTGTATCTTACCGGATGTTATTCTGATCTTAGCGAGAATTCAAACGAAAGCACTCAAATAACAGAGCAGAGAGCAGATTCAAAATCAGTATCTGATTCTTTAGAACCGGTTTTTGTAAAGTACGATGACACATGGCATATCTATTATCGAAATCCAGATGATAAAGAAATTAATCGTCTGTACGATAAGAATGGAGTAGATGTTGGATGTATTACATCGTATTATAGTTTTACCCTTGGGGAATACAATACTATGAGATTATCCTTTGAGGACGAAAATGGAGATCAGAACCACTCCTATGTTATGGTCGATGCAATTCTTGACGTCGATTCATATCGTTTATCATTAGAAAACGAAGGAACGGATGACGACTGGTCTGCGTTCGGTTTGGAGAATCCGAACGAATAGGATCCGCCAAAATGTAACCAAAAACGAAAGAGAAAAGAATCTGCATACAAATATGTGGGTTCTTTTTCTTTTGGTTACAGAAGAAACGGATCCGAAATATTAAGAAATCTGACGAGGTTTCCAAAAAGTGAGCCTTATTAATGGTAGACAAACTGTGAACAAACGTACGTATACAAGGAGGGAAATATTATGTTGGACGTTGTATTTAGTGTTTTGCTTGTTGGAACTATTTTGTTTGGTATTCTATCTGATTCTGAAGATCGTGGTGTCGCTATATTGGAGATAATTATCATTGCCAGTGCATGTATATACTTTAGTTGGTAGCCGGATGTTTTCGTATCAAGATGTTTTTTCTGCCGTTATTTCATCTCCAATTAATCGGATACAAAAAGAGATGACAACGGATGATCAACTACAAAGTTAGTGTTTCTGTTGTTATTATACCAGAACGAAATACATATTTAAGATAACCAACAATTACACACAAAGAAAAGGAGAATATTATTATGCTTATCTTTTTAGTCGCACTTATTGCTATGATTGTTTTCTATATCGTATACACAGAAACGATGTTTACAAGCATTGGTGAAATAGCAGAAAGGTTATCATCCATTGCGTTTTGGGTTGTTTTCGTTTCCTTTATCATCTTTGTTTTGGTTCATATTGGAACAGACTCAAAGATTATGAAAAACGAGATCAGATACAACGCTTTGCTTAACGAAGTAAAGATTGCGGATGCAGGAAACGATGATGCTGCAAAAATATTGGCAATCCAGAATGTTTCTGAATGGAATCAGAAAGTCAAAGAAGACAAATACTGGACGTGCAATCCATGGACATCCTGGTATCATAACGAGAAAGTTGTCGATGCAGAAAAGGTTATCAAGTTACCATGGAACACAGACAACGATTAACAAGAAAAAGAGAGTTTGCCTTATGGCGGGCTCTTTTCTTTTCGTAGCCTGATGTTTTCGTTGTCGTTATTTCGTGTCCGCTGAAGTTGATTTTATATATAGTGTCCAATAAATCGGACACAAAAAGAGAGGGCAACGAATGATCGGCTACAAAATTACGGTATCTGTTGTAATTGTGTTCGAACGAAGCACATATTTAGGACAACAAACAAAACGTACACATATAAGGAGGAATTAAAATGTTATTATTTTTATTAACCGTTGGAGCTATTTTATCAATCATCGGTGTCGCTTTGTTAGCAGTCTGTAGTATCAAATATGGTTACGATGCAGAGACTCTTGGCAAGAGTTTGCTGATTGCTGGTATGTTGCTTGTGTTTATCGCTGGCGGCGTATACATTGGCGTAACATACGTCAATCCAATGATCGGTGCATAAAAGGAAAGAGCTTGCCTTCATGGTGGGCTCTTTTCTTTTCGTAGCCAGGCGTTTTTGTTGCCGCTATTTCGTGTCCACTGAAGCTGATTTTTGTATAAAGTATTCAATAAATCGGACATAAAATGGAGGCAACGAGAGATCGGCTACAAACTCAGTTAGATCACAAGCATAGAACGCATATTTAATAAGTATATCAATAAATTGAATTATCTAAGTAAATAAATGTAGAAAGGAAAGGATTTCATATGAGTTTTTTTAGTATAAAAGATTTTATAGATTCCGGTAAAAAATCATTGCGTGATAAAAACTATTGGGCAGCATTATCAGTAGCCCTTATGTTACCCAGTATGTGCTCTCGATTAACTTATGCAGATAATGAAGAATATTTCAAATCAGATCATTTACCAAGAGATAAAAAATGTTATATAGACTGGTGTAACGAATACATAAAAGATAGTTGGATAATATCTTGTTTAGGTGAAAAATATGCAGAAGTTTTATATAGCCTTAGATGTGATATCGTACATGCTGGTTGCGCTGATATTTATTCAGATAAAAAAAGAGTATATCTATTTTTAGGCGATAACTGTATTGCTACAGAACTTACAAAATATCGAATCATAGATATTTCAACTCTATGTGATGTGATTTTTGATTGTTCTGATATATGGAGTACAAATTTTGGGGATTCGAAAATTAAGTATAATTATGTTTTTGATAGAAGAAATCATAAAGACATGTCGCTTTATAATAAATTATGTGACGAAGAACGTATTGATTACTCAAAAGAATAATTTGACAAAGAGATGATGTACCCAATAATCCGGACACAAAAAAAGGAGCCCACTAAAAAGCAGGCTCAACTTCTTTTGTTTAACAGCAGACTCCCAGAAATTTTGCTATTCTGGGATCAAAATCAGAATCGATGTCCATCATCATATCCTCATGAATCTGTTCGAGTTCTGCTTTTTGAGAAGCATACTCAGATTCGTACAAACCTGTTGCAAACTCTAATTTTGTAAGCATTCTTGCGAAATACTCTTTGTTTGCATCAGAGTTTGATGAGTCTCTGACCAAAAGACAGATATCAAGAGACGTAATCTGCGTACTGATTTCACGCATAGTATCTCTTGTAACGACCTTATAAAGAGTCATAAAGTCGTCATCTGGATCATCTTTTGACAGAATATAACGCTTTCCATCATAGACAAATTTGATCTGACTTTCTGTTACCTTTGCAATGTAAAGGTTGTCAAGATTCTTGATTTCGATACTGAAGTCTGCAGTATCATTCTTTAAAATACGCATGTTCAATTCCTCCTTGAATGTGTATGCATTTATTTGTTGTATTAAATATGGGATTGAAGAAAGCGAAATAACAAAAAGAAAAGACACACAGTAATAACTGCATGTCTTCCTTTGCGTTTACAATTTATTTGGACTCGGCGACTTGCTTGAGGAACTCTTGTACGTCATCACGTTTCAGAAATTCTTCTTCCTTCTCATCTGTAAATAAGGAGAGGTCAGATTTTGAAGCCAAAGCCTCTCTGTAAGAATGAGAAGTAATATCCAAAGCTGTCGTTGCTTCACGTCTGGAGACTGGATTCTCGGCTTCTGTTGTATCAGGATTGTACTTTTTCCAATATTTCCGATGAAAGTACAAAACTGATAATGCATCTTTGTTTATAAGTGCATTGATTGGCACATATAGACGATGGTATGTGGTTTTCCCGTTTTCAGATTTTTCTGGGAATCCAACAGAAATCATGTCGGTATACCTTTCTGGATCATTCCAGCGCAAATTAGGATTAGAAATCGGTTTTTCTTCCCAAACATGATCATAATCTTTCATGTATGGGAAATCTCTTCCCAAAATCTGCGGAAGTATCATAGCTCTAATTGTCTCATCTGTGTAGGATTTTGAACCGTGACCAGATGTTTTAAAGAATTCATCATTGATATCCTTAATCTGGTCATTAAGTCTTGCAATTTCTGCTTTGATATCATCGATCTTCTGTTTCTTTTCTGCCCATTCGTCTTCGTATAAACTGGTCGCAAATCCAAGTTCTGTAAGAGCCTTTGCAAAATATTCACGATCGAGATTACTATAAGTTATAGTAAGTGGGTGACGTTTGGATACGTCTCTGATAAACCATGAAATACGAATTGACTTGTCAGTAGAGTTTATGAACCTCATATTCACAAACCCATAATCGTTTGTGAAAATTCGCTCATAGAAGTACAGTAAAGAGTTGCAAAAATCACTGACATCGATAATCGCAAAATGCCGATCCTCGTAATCAAAATACAGCTTTCGAAGCGTTACTTTAGTGATTCGAAGTTGCATGATATCTTCAATGTTAAGTGGTGCTTGATTGAAATCATCATTTCCGTCATTAGAGTTACCAAGTCCTGTTTTATTAATATTACCCATTGTTTTGATCTCCTTTCGTTTGATCTATTTTATTTGGTATCCTAAATATGTGCTCGAAAGAGACAAAAGAAAAGACACACAACAATCGCTGCATGTCTTTCTCCAGGTTTAGGAACTTATTCGGCAACTTTCTTGAGGAACGCCTGAACGTCATCACGCTCAATGAATTCCTTTTCTCTGGCGTCGTATTTACCGAAACCGTAATCGTGCCAGTATTTCAGATGACAGTCAATAATTGCCTGTGCATCTTTTCCCATCAAAGCCGAGATAGGAGTGTACAGGGAATGTGCTATCACTTTTCCATCTTTTGTTTCCTCTGGAAAGCCAATATAGATCCAGTCATTGAAACTGAAATCTTTGTACACGTCAATCTTAAAACAATCTTTCAGGTATGGTAAGCGTCTCATCAATAAGTACTTCGAAACATCCCCAGATTCACACTGATAGCTATTTGCTATAATATAAAAAGTCGCAGGCTTCCGGACTTTACGCGCCCAGGAACCTTTATATTCTGTAAATTCAGAATATCCCTGACTTTTGTAAATAGCAGTACAGTAACCAATAGGTTCTCCTTCTGGTCTTGCTCCCGGAACAGCGATTTCTGTTGACAGACTAGATTTACTCATATAACGAGCCGCCGCTGCAACAATCTCATCGTCTGTGAAATACTGGGACATGTACTTATAGTCGCACCAGAACATAAGCACATATTTCCGGAAGTCTGGATCAGCAAGTCTATCTTCCATTTCTTTACGGCGTTTGTTCCTTTCGGCTTCTTTCTGTAAACCAACGGCATCCTTTACAAGACGCATCATCAGTTCCTCTTCTGTGATATCAACATACTGTTTAATAAGTTCGATATCGATTAAATTATTCTTTGCCATGTTTTTATTCTCCTTTTCTTAATTGTTTATTGTATTAAATATGTGTTTTGTCAGGCGCAAACATTTCGAAACCGTCATTTAGATGTCCGACGAAACGTTCCAGCTATAGGAAACATGTATTGAACATCATTAGTTATAGGTTTCGTTTATATATATAGCGCCCAAAATATGAGAACACAAACAAGAGACAACAAAAAGAGACTGGCATTAACCAGTCTCAATTTTTGTTTGTTATCGTTCGAAACCTAAGACAGAAGCAATTTTATCTGCCAGAACATCATAATCAGTACCGTAGATGATAGCAGAACAGTCGTCTTCCTCTTCTCGTTCTGGATTTGGAATATCATCAGTCGTGATTCCTTTGTCGTCTAGGAAGTCCTCAAAAATATCGATGAGCTGTCCAATTAATTCTGGCTTTTCAGCATCAGCAACTTTCAGTTCCCACGTTGGTTTGAATGTACTCATATTGTTTTCCTCCTTGAATTCAAATGATTTGTTATCTTAAATATGGGTTCCGGAGTAGTAATCGAAGTGTATTCTGCAGCTTTCGGAATCTATACAACTATATTCTTAGTTTCGTATCAAAACTTGCACTAGTGTTGTTATTGAATACCTATGAATGGTTCCAAGCAGTAATCGAAGTGTATTATACAGCTTTCGGAACCTATGCTTCGTATTCTTAAAAACGTATCACGAGAACTTGTTTCGAGTGAACTGTACACCGTAAGGTGTGGTATCAAAATCTGCACTAGTGTTGTTATTGAATCCCACTCCTTTGGAGTACAGGTCACGTGAGATAAACTCCCGTGATACTAATAATAGGTTCCAGAGTGGTAATCGAAATGTTTTCTGCAGTCTCTGGAACCTATACCTCGTATTCGAGAAATCGTATCAAAACTTGCACTAGTGTTGTTATTGAATACCTATGTGCGGTTCCAAGATGGTAATTATGACATGTTATGCAGTTTTCGGAACCCATCGTCTGTTTTTTTTCAACTATAACCAAACCATTATCTCAACCTTTGAACACAGTTTTCTGTTTCCTTTGCTTTTTCGTTATCCATATTTAGGATAACAAAAACAATGAACAACGAAACAGAAAGGAATATAGATTATGATTTTATTTAGCAGAAAGAAAAATCAGGAAAAGCAAAATATATTACGTGCACCTAAGAAACCAAATTATGAGTTTAAAACTTATCAGTTACCGAGTGGATATTGCGGTCCAACGAAAAGGCTCGGAAAAGATGTATTGATTCCATTGAGCCCTGAAACAAATACGAATGTCTTAGTACTCGGATCAGCGGGCTCCGGTAAGAAATACAGTTATATCGAGCCAAATATTATGACCGCAGATCATCATAGTAATTGTATTGTTTATATGGGGAAATCAGAAGCCGAAGGTATTATCGAACGTATGACAGAAAGAAAAACATTTGAGATTGACTTAAGCAAAAGACCAATCGATTACTTCTCTTTGATTACTAATCGTGCGGATGCGGAACGATTCGTAAACAAAATGTTTAATGCTCATAAGTTTCTTTTTGATGACGAAAAGACAGATGAATTCTTTTTGGAAGCCGAAAAGAGAGCTCTTTTAGATATCATTTTGGTACTTCTTGACCGTCCTGAAAAATGCAATCACAAGAATATTGTTGAAAAGCTATCTGGGGATACCAGCGGAGATGCTGCTTATTGGTCAGAATCAATTCGATCTCTGTCTTCGGCTGTCAGAGAATCTGTGATTATGAGTTTGATGGTCAGACTTAACGAATTATTACCAGGAGACACAATCGATCTCTCAAGTCTTGTTCATGACTTTATGCATAAAACAAATACTGTTTTGTTTGTGGAAACGGACTGGTTTGAAAAAAGTGTTTACGAATCAATCTTTTTGGATGAACTCGTGTACCGGTATACAATGATGTATGACGAAAAAGCCCCGATGACGAGAGTGATTATGGATGAAGCGAGTCTTTGTTTTTATGATACCAGATTGTTTTGTGTTGAAGCACGTCGATTCAGATTGAGTGTTGATTTTATTTATCAGTCCATCACAAATTTGAAAATGCAGCATCCCGATGACTACAATACAGTCCTTTGTAATGCAATTGCAATCGTATGTTTGGGAACCAATGATAAGCAAACGATCGAATTTTTGACAGAAGCAGCCGGAATTACAACAGACGATGCCGGAACAACACGAAATTATATGATTGATCTACGTGTAATGCCACATGAAGATGAACTTATTTTGTGTCCAACTTTGGATAAAGATCCAATTATTGCAAGAAAGATCAGGTTTTAAGAAGTATGGCTGGAATTCTCGGTTAATTGTTTTGCATGTATGCCAAAATTGAATCAGAACTGTTTCGTTTCCGGTGACGAGATTTCTATATTTTGAGCCTTATCATAAGCAAACGAAAACACGTGTAAATTATGTTGGCTCTGGATGTTAAAAATCAGAATAACCGGAAACAAAACATGTTGCGAACAGAAAGGATCAGTTTTTATGGAAATAAAAGAATTTAGCGTACGAGAAGTGAATATAGCACTTGATCCATCCTGGACTCCAACAAATCTGCAAGTAATATTTAAAAAGATTGATGAAACCAGGTTTCGAGTTTGTGGGATTCGGTATCGATTTGGTGGGGACCCTGTACAGAAACTTTATGGGATTTTTGATTATGATATCAATATCAGTGGAGCTCCGATAGATCGTACTGATAACATCTTGAAACAGTATTATCATGGTGGAATCGAGGAAGTCAAAGAGACTTTTGGTTCAGAATCTAATTACGTGATCGCCGACTCATGGATTCCATATATAGTCCCTCTTAATCCATACGAGATCGAAGAAGAATACACATCTGAAGACGAAGCGTTGAGAGCGATGCAGGAATACATCAAAACGGAATTAAATGGAGAGCAACCAGAATTTGAGAAACACAGGCAATGTCCATCCAGAATGATGAGAGCAATTACAAATTGTGGTGTAGCGAAAAATTAGAAATAAGTTTTTGTTTTCCGACACATATTTATGGTAACAAATTGGGAAGGGGATTGGTTACCATGATTAAGATACCAGAAATAACATCAGAAGAATTATTAAACCGATTGGAGACAGCTTTGTATTCGAACGAAGAATTAGAACATAGCCAGCACTTCCAGGACATCAAAAATATGGAAGTGAACCCAGACGACATCGATTCTGATTTACAGGGACCAAATCCGGCACAGACGCCGACTTTCGCACAAAGTTCTGTTATCTGGGCGGACGACCTGGAATGCGCTGACGAAGATCTCGATCGCTAATGATCATTGAACAATACCTGCGGATACTCATAATGGGTGCCCACAGGTATTATTTTTGTTTTGCAGATATCTTTCCCGGCACATATTTATAGTATCCAAAACAAAACACAGCCTGCAAATAAAAAGTCAAGGCTAAAATGAAAGAACTTTGAAAATTTTAT